ACATAATAATATATTAAATAATGTACAAATAACCTAAACAAAAAAAGCCTATGATTATAAACCTTTGGACACCACTGATTCTTAACCGTCTAACACTGAATCAGTTTGTCTACTTAGATTTTAGACACAAGGGAATAATACCCCCACCTGACTTAATCGATAGTCCTAACGTTGATAAAGCGTTAATACTAAAAGGATTAATGACGGATAAAGGTGCTATTACCCCAGCTGGTATTAAGATAATAGATGAGTTCTATGCTCAAATAGAGCCAAAGAAGAAAGTCCATATCACAAACCAGATGAAACACCCACAGATAGAAGATCTGTTGCTTGATTATCGAGACTGCTTTCCAAAAGGTGCAGTGTCAGGAAGAATACTAAGAACTAGTACTACAGATTTAAAGAAACGTTTTAATGAGTTCTTTAAGAAGTATCCTGATTATACCTGGACTGAAGTACTTGATGCTACTGAGATGTATGCAAATACGTTTAAGAATGGTCCTCACGGATACACTTATATGAAGAACTCAACATACTTTATTATGAAAGACGGAGTTTCTGAACTAGCTTCTACTATCGAAAGTCTTCGTGACACAGATGGTGTTCCAGTATCTTCTGGATATGTTCATGACTAGTTGTTTTTCTAGTAACTTTTTTGTATTTTTATCTTCCTATGAGCACACAAATAACAGACATTTTAGATGATGTAGTACCTTTATCGGTGATAAACCAGAAGGGTATAGACTACATTGAAAAGCGCAGAACAGGACAGATTAAATCCGTTATGTCACCATGGCCTAGTATCAACGAAGTAACTATGGGTGGCTTTGAATGGGGAACAATCTCAGTTATTGCTGCAAGATCAGGAGGTGGTAAGACTACCTTTATGCTTGAGTTAACCCGCAATGTTCATGATCTAAACTCATCGCAAGATTTTCTTGTACTGGACTTCCAGTTTGAGATGACTGATGAAAAGATCGCATTAAGAGAGTATAGTCAAAAGACGGGACTATCAGTAAAAGATTTAGCTAGTGCATCAAAGCAGTTAGCTAGTACAGTAGTTGATTATCTTAAAGGGTATCTTGACTACAAGAAAGAAAAGTCACCAAACGACAAGATCTTTGTAATCACAAAGCGATGTACTGTATCTAATATTAGAGCATACATACTTGCAATGTGGGCAAAGTATCGTAAACCAATGGTGATTACTATTGACCATAGTTACTTAGTAATGATGGGTACAGAGAAAAGTGAGTTGGCAATGTTGCATAACCTTGGTGTTATGATGACTGAGCTTAAAAAAGCAATCCCTTGTTTGTTTATTGTATTAAATCAGATGAACAGGGATATCGAGAGTAATGAGAGACGTACTCCAGGTAAAGCCGGTAATTATCCAAATACTTCAGACATCTATGGTGGTGATGCTTTGTATAACCACGCTGACTTAATGATTGCTCTTGATAGACCATTTGAGAAGAACTTACTTATCTATGGCCCTCAGAAGTACAAAGTAGAGAAAGACCACGTCGCAGCTCACATACTAAAAGCTAGAGATGGTAAATCAGATTCAGTGCTGTTCTTTAGAGCAGACTTTGGTGCAAATAAGTTTGTTGAATGTCCAGAACCTGACAGAGAAGATCAGACAATAACAACAAGAAAGAGAGTAGTAAATCCTTAATAATGTTTAATATGTTCAATAAATTAGCTGGTGACTTTACGATCTTACGATCAGTCCCAAAAGCAGTGCCTGAACCAGTAGCTGAGCTAGGGCCGAATGTAATTAGTAAGACTAACATGACTGCAGAAGAAAAGAAACAACTGTATGTTAAGTTAACTCAGTATCATAAAGATGCTTTAGCAGATCATGGTTTTCCAATGGCAAAGGTAGAGTTTAAAACTATCTGGCATGATGCTACAACAAACCAAGACTCTGTTAACCTATATGGTAATCAGTTTAGACGTAACTTCTTCTTTGAGATCTTGAAGTCTTCAGATGATAAGAAAGGTTATGTAACACAAGATGAACGTGTTTTATATACAGTTAATCCTAACTGTGTATACTATGAAGAGTATGCTTTGGCAAACGTTAATGCAAACGTTCTTGCAGATCAACCTGAGAATCGATTATATAGCGTTCCTTTAACAGATCTTATTGCTGTTGGTGTTAATGGTCAATATCTTGCAAAGGTGCAATTAGAAGCAGAGAAAGAAAGAAGAAGACAAGTAGCAGCACAAGCTCCTATACAAGAAGAGCCGGTTGTTAAAGACTCTTTTGAGTTAGAGTTTGAACAGTTATCTGCAAATGATTTCAAGGCAGAAGATCAACACTATAATAATCTTAGTGTTCTTGACTTACTTGCTATTATTCAGTGTGAGCCTATTAGTTCAAAAGAGTATCTTAATCAAGCAATAAACAAAATAAATAAACAACGTAAATAATGGAAGAGATTAAGTTACCTACAGATAAAGTAAAAGCGGAAGTAAAGAATCCAAAGAATCTTATTATATTCGCAAAGCCAAAAGTTGGCAAGACTGAGTTACTAGCTGGACTACCAGAGTGTCTAATCTTAGACCTTGAAAGTGGTACTGACTATGTTGATGCATTAAAGATCAAGGCAACATCCGTTAGAGACATAAAAGCCATCGGTGAGCAGATTTTAAAAGCAAATAAACCGTATAAGTATATTGCAGTAGATACAATCACTGCCCTTGAAGACATCTGTTTACCTTTTGCAGAAGAGTTATACAGTAAGACATCAATGGGTAAGAACTGGTTAACAGAAGGTAAGCCTAAGTATACAAGCTTATTGAACTTACCTAATGGTGCTGGTTATCCGTGGTTGAGAGAGGCGTTTACAAAAGTTATTGATTACATCAAGACTCTTGCACCTCACATTATTTTAGTTGGGCACGTTAAAGATACGATGCTAGAGAAGAACGGGGCAGAAGTAAACGTTCTTGATCTTGATTTAACAGGTAAGTTGAAACGAATCAGTACATCTAACTCAGATGCTATTGGTTATCTGTATCGCAAAGGAAAGCAAAACTTCCTAAGCTTTAAAACTACAGATGAAATCTCATGTGGGGCAAGACCTACTCACTTAAGAGATAAAGAGTTTATGGTATCAGAGATGACTGATAAAGGTCTGGTTACATATTGGGACCAAGTATTTATTTAATGTAAACAATAATATAAAAAACAAAAACAATCATGATTAGTACAAAAGATTTCGCATCAGTAGAAGAAAGAGCAACAGCAAAAACTAGCCCAATCATTGGACCAGGAACCACAGAAGCACGCATTCAGAATGTTCAGTTACTTAAGAACCGTAGTTATGATACAGATGGCTCGGTTAGTTTAGTGTTAAACTTAGAAACTGCGCCAATAACAGATCCAAACTTCCAAGGTTTCTTTATCAATCCAAGTGATCCGACAAGTCCTCGTCACTTAGGTCAGATTGGTCGTGTTAAGTATAAGGCTTATCCAATGAAGGATAGTACTGTTACTCGTAACATGCCGGATGGTACAACAAAGACCATCAACAACAAGCGTGATAATGAGTATTTACAAGCAGTGATTAACTTAGCAAATACGTTAGGTGCTCCTATTAGAGAAGCAGTTGACAACATTGCAGCTTCAACTATCTTTGATCACGTTGATGCAGTTTCTCGTATCTTTGCTAATCGTTCAATGGTATTTACTATTGCAGCAAGCGGTTACAAGAATGCAAAAGGTTATACAGCTTATGATTTGTATTTACCTTATGATAAGACAGGAAAGAAAGCTTATGTGTTAAAGGGTAACGAAGCTGATCTTATTACTTTTGACAAAGCACTACATGTTAGTGAGCCAAAAGAAGATAAGCCAGTTGCAGGTTTCGAACCAAACAACGACTTCAGCTTATAGTATTAGTGGTTAGGTGATGTAAGAAAGGGTAGGGATAATGTCTCTGCCCTTCTTTTTTCTCCTTTAATAACACACGGTTATGCTTAGTACAAAAAACTTAATCTCAGATGTCAGATTAGTTCCATCAACATGGATCTTTGAGCATTATTGCAAGCTCTCAGATAAACTTGTTGGGCAAGATCTTAAAGTAAAGAGTCTCTTTAATCCAAAAGAACGTACACCAAGTATGTGTATCTACTTTGATCAGAAGAAAACTGTTTATAAGTTTAAGGACTTCTCAACAGACAAAGGCGGGGGAGCTATTGATTTAGTAAAACATTTGTATCAGTGTAGCTTTGGACAAGCAGCAGCAACTATTATTGAAGACTATAACGAGTTTATACTACACAATAACGGAGGCTTTGATGTTCAAGAGTTTAAAAGCTATAGTAAGTATCGGGTCAAGGATACGTTTGTGAGACCATGGACAACAGCAGACCAGTATTACTGGACTAAGTTCAACATCGGATCCAGATTACTTGACGGACATAATGTTAAGCCATTACAATCTTACACTATGTTTAAAGATGAAGACGGTAAACCAAAGGAGCTTGAGATATCAGGCAAACATATCTATGGTTACTTTACAGCAACAGGTGATGTCTATAAGATATATCAACCCACTGTAAAAGATAAGAAGTTTATTAAAGTAGCGAACTATATCCAAGGTTCGGAACAATTAAAAGGTCATGACTACTTAGTTATTGCATCTAGTCTTAAAGATCTAATGGCACTTAAATCACTCAAACTTAGTATTGATGTAGTTGCCCCAGATTCAGAGAATACAATGATCAAACAAGAAGTCATTGAAGAGTACAGCAGAAGATATAAAAAGATTATTACTATCTTTGACAATGATGATGCTGGAATCCGGGCAATGAAAAAGTATCAAGAGCATTATGGTATACCTTATGTACATCTAAAGATGAGCAAAGATTTAGCTGATGCTGTAAAAGACTTTGGGCCTAGAGAGGTAATGATCAATCTTGTTCCTTTAATAACTAAACATATTACTAATGAGTCAGCCAACTTGGATGTACAAGCGTAAAGCTATCACTTCTCTTGATAAGCTTCCAAAATACCACGAACTTGAAGGATTTGTCTATAAGATAACTAATCTGTCAACAGGTCAGATCTATATAGGTAAGAAGTCTTTGTATCATACAAAGAAGAAAAAGATCTCAGCTCGTACTAAAGCGGAAACAAAGACAAGAAAGACATTCGAGTATATAAAGAAAGAATCAGACTGGCTAAAGTATTATGGTTCAAGCAAAGAACTATCAGCAGATGTTAAGTTACTTGGAGTTGAGCAGTTCTCAAGAGAGATCTTAGAGTTATGCAAGACAAAGAAATACTTAACATATGCTGAGTTTGCTTGGCAAGTTAAACTTGACGTATTAAGAACCAATTCATATAACGGTAATATACTAGGTAAATGGTATTCCCGGGATATGGAGTAAACAAAAAGACTATGCCACAACTACATGAAACGATGATGGGACAAAAGTTGATATCAACAAACATCCCAGGTATTCACCACGAGTTAAAGCGTATTGCAGATTTACTTGAGACTCTTGTCATAATGCAAGGTCACTCACAAAAAGCAAAAGATAATAGAGGTATTACATTATTAAAACCAGGTTCATACGTTGTCACTATATACGGTGATGTATGGAATCTTGATAGAGATAGATGGAACTCAAATATCTGGCGTGGAGTATTAGAGACAGCAGTAACAACAAAGAAAGTTGGTACTAATGTTAAAGCAGCCACAAAGCGTGATGCATTATTAATGATAGAAGAAAAATATAAGTAAGATGGAAGACCCAATTATTGAAGCTGTTATAGAACAGATGAAGGAAGATTTTGCAATGCAGGATGTAACAGCAATCTATGAGTTACTAGAGTTTTTACCAAAGAAAAACTTATTAGGTTATCTTCCAGAAGAAGTAGCAGACGCGCTTATAAAACAAGAAAAACAATGAAAGATCAATATGCAGTAATACTAAACTTTGAAACACAAACTATTGATGTCTTAAGTTTAGATAATCTTCCACAAGGTGAAGATGTAGAGTTATTCATTGAAGATACTCTTGATTACAGTCTTAGTAACTGTGAATGGATGGTTACAAATGATATTACACCAAAGCACTTAAACTTTAATAAAGCTCATGGTACAGAATAAAAGAACAGAAGAAGCTTGTTTAGATTTACTAGGCTTCTTAGAGAGAATAGAATCAACAACACAGGATAAAACTACTGCTGCTGAGATTCGCAATTACTTATACCAACAAGGTTATTGGTCAAAAAATAACGAAGTAGACCACAGCAATGAAACATCTGGTATATAACGCAGTGCGCTGTAAAGCCTGCAAGAAGAAACTAGTATCAGCGCATACACATGATTACAAAGTATGCGGATGTCCTCAAGAGACTATGGTTGATGGAGGTCTTAGTTATGAAAGATATGGGGGACTTGATCTTAATATGGTTGAGTCCCTTCATGTTTACGATGATGCTCCAATAACAACTATAAGAAAGTTATTTAAATGGGGTACACGTGGTAAAGATGGTAGTAAGAAACTAAAGTTTGTCAAACTAAAAGATATAACGGATGATCATCTACTAGCTTTACTTGAGTATAACTGCTCAGATTGGATTAAAACAATATTTCAAAGTGAATATAACTACAGAACAGATTATGGAAAACGAACACTTAATGGATAGCTTTTACGGACAACCGTTTAATTTTAGTTACAGCAGCCTTAGCCGGTTACTGTGGAATCCTAAGTCTTTTAAAGACGTATACATTGATGGTAATAGAGAAGAGATTATTGCGGACCACTTAATAAAAGGTAAGCTTATTCATAATCTTATCTTAGAGCCTGATACATTACAGAAGAACTATATCGTAATGCCAACAGATTTGCCAACAGCAAAGACAAAGACAGTAATCGATAGAGTATATGCTCACAAAGAGCAATTAGTTGATGACTCAAGAGAAGAGTTAGAAGATTTTAGTGGTGCTATCCTTGATGTTATGAAAGACATGGGATACTTTCAGAACTTAAAGACTGATAATCAACGCATTGAAAAGATTGTAACACTTGATAACTTAGTTTACTGGTCCTTCTTAAAGATGAAGAAAGGTAAAGACTTAATCGATCAAGAGACTCTTACTTTCTGTACTCAAGCAGTTGAGACTATTAAGTCACACCCAGAAGTATGTGAGCTACTTGGTTTACACTTAGACAGTATGTCTGGCAATATTGAGACTATAAACGAGAAGATGTTCTTTATCCATAACTATAAAGACTATCCGTTTGGTTTAAAAGGTATTATTGACAACCTTAAGATTGATCATGACCAAAAGAAGATCTTTATAAACGACTTAAAGACCACTTCAAAAGATCTAATAAACTTTGATGGTTCTATTGAACACTACTCTTACTGGATGCAAGCAGCGATATACTATGAGTTAGTATCAGTAAACTTTAAAGATCTATTAGATAATGGTTATACTATTGAGTTTAACTTTATTGCTATTGATAGAAACTATTGTACGTATGCATTTGGTGTGTCAGACTCTAGTCTTAATGCATGGCGTGAACGTTTAGGTGAGACTCTTGATAAAGCTGAATGGCACTATAAAGAAAGAAATTATTATCTTCCTTATGAACTTGCCAGTAAAAAAGTATATTTGTAGTACAAAACCAAAACACAGATGACAAAGTATATCCTACGCTCACTTTATGATAAGTACTTTCAGAAGTCAAAGACTTTCCTGTTACCTTATGTTCTACCAGATCGCAAGAAAATTGCTCAACCAGAGAACGTTTATGTTGCATGGAAAGGAAGATACACTGTAAAGAAAAAAAGACTTATTGTTGTATACAAGGCGGGGGATAAATCAGCTGCATTCAAAAAGGCGGAGGCTGCTATGGTAGCTTCCCCTTTATTTGAATTAAGAGAAGTATCTCCAGATAAGAAGCAGATCATCTTTGTCTTTAACTTTTCAAAAAGAGCAAAAGACTGGAACAACTTTATTGAAGGTAAGTATTCTAAACTTAGTGACCACCTCAAACTTGCAATATTGCACTTTTATAGCGAAGGTACTTCTGAGTTCTTGTATATACACTCTTATTTGTATCCAGATGCATACTTTGAAGACTATGCTCATCACCTTGATGTTAGTGTTAAACTACTAGCTGAAGTAGGTGAGCTATGTGATAAGTATAATCCTGATAAAGAAACTTTTAGTTTAGTTGCTGAAGATTTGGAGATCTTAGAAAAAGCAGTTTAATTTGTAAAAAACCAACCAACCTTATGCCAAACAATATGTTTATCATCTCTTCTAAATGGGGAGAACTTGATAGTTTTCGTTTAATACCTATCAACACAGACTGTCCTTTTGCTGAATGTATCTATGATCCATCTCAAGGTATCTTAGCAGTTATCTCAAAAGAGAAGAGACAAAAGTATCACTTCTTACCTCGTCTTGATGACCGTGGAAAGATTATTCCAGTAAAAAGAAAAGCAGGTGATCCTGAAGAGTTTACTCCTTTTGCTGAAGAGAGACGTTTAATGGAAACATCTTACGAGTATTATATTGATAATGCTGATGAGATATTAGACTTTGTTGACTTAATGCGTAGTAAAGATCAACCGGTAACTATTGATTACAAAGGTATGATTAAGAAAGACAAATAGTTTGATTTGATTAATTACACTAATGGGAGAGGTAGTACTTCTCCCATTTTTTATGCAAACAAAGACGGGGGAACAGCTTAACTGAACGTTGCATATGAAAACTAAAGCCCACTGGGTGATGGACTACGAAACAATCTGTAATTGTTTTATGGCAGTCTTTATTCACTACAAAAATGATAAGGTACGTAAGTACTTTGTTGTATCAGAGTTTAGAGATGACTTTGATGCCTTTGTTGAGTTTTTAAAACAAAACGTTAAACAAAAAGAATATCATATCTCATATAATGGTCTTGGCTTTGATAGTCAGATCACTCAGTACATCCTTGACAATCACCAGAACTGGAAAGGTCACTCACCTTTAGTTATCGCTCGTATCATTTATAGTTATGCTCAGTCTGTAATCAATAAGCAAATCTCAAAAGAGATGCTTGATTACGCTCCGTATAAGCTTGACATCAAACAGATTGACGTGTTCAAACTTAATCACTGGGATAATCCGGCAAAGATGAGCAGTCTTAAGTGGATTCAGTATAGTATGGATTGGCAAAGTGTACTTGAGATGCCTCATGAACACAATGTACCTATTGATTCTGAAGAGACTCAGAGAATGGTTCTTGAGTATTGCGTTAATGACGTTGAGAGTACGCGTAACATCATGCAGTTAAGTAAAGAACAGATCAACTTACGACTTACTTTAAGTCAAGAGTATGGTATTGATTTGCTATCTGCATCTGAGCCACGTATATCAAAAGAGTTGTTTGCTTATTTCTTGACAAAGAAGTTAGGTATAGACAAGCGTGATCTTAAGAAACTAAGAACTCCAAGACAATCTATTATACTAGAAGACTGTATCTTACCCTATATACATTTTAAGACACCTGAGTTTAATAACTTGCTTAACTTCTTTAAGAGTAAAGTAGTTGTTGAAACAAAAGGTGCTTTAGACTATAAGGTAACATATAAAGGTGTTGATAGTTATTATGGTCTTGGTGGTATTCATGGTGCAGCAAAAGCTGGTATCTATGAAGCAAAACCAGGATGGACTATTATGTCAAGTGACGTAACATCATTCTATCCTAACCTAGCTATTAGAAATGGGTTTGCTCCTGCACATTTACCAAAGAAAGAGTTCTTAGAATTGTATGAGTGGTTCTTTGAAGAAAGAAAGAAGATACCGAAATCAGATCCAAAGAACTATGTATACAAGATTATCTTAAACTCTACCTATGGTTTGTCTAATGACGAGAATAGTTTCTTGTATGATCCTCAGATGACAATGCAGATTACTGTTAATGGCCAGTTACAGTTGTCAATGTTGTATGAGATGTTAGCTGAAGCTATCCCGGATTGTCAACCATTAATGCAAAACACAGACGGTCTTGAGATGATGATACCTGAAAAGTATGTTGATATCTACATGATGGTCTGTGAAGAGTGGGAGAAAAGAACTAATCTTCAGCTTGAGCATGATGAGTACAAGAAGATGATTATTGGCGATGTAAATAACTACATTGCTGTGTACAAGAAAGAAGGCAAAACACCAAAGTGTAAAGGTCGTTTTGAGTGGGAAGATCTTAGCAAAAAGAAAGCAGCACTACTACATAAGAACAAAAGCTTCTTAGTTATACCAAAAGGTATCTATGAGTACTTTGTTAATGGAGTTAATCCTGAAATTTTTGTTAAGAATCACACAAACTTCTTTGACTTCTGTGGAGGCAGTAAATCAAAAGGGTCTTGGTTCTTTGAAAAGTATAGTTATGTTGATGGTCAAGAGAAAGTTGAAAGGCTTCAGAAGATTATCAGATACTATGTTAGTCAAAAAGGATCAAAGATCATAAAGAAAGAACCTGCATCCGGAAGAGCAATACAAGTGCTTGCTGATAGATGGTTGTTAACTGAGATGAACTATGTTGAGACAGATCAACAAGTTCCTCAAGATGTAAACTATCAGTTCTATATTGATGCAATAAACAAAGAGATAGAAAACATCTCGAACATAAAAGCGTCTAATACAGGACAGCTTGAATTATTCAGTTTTTAATAACAGATTATGGCAAAAGTAAGTTTTGACTTTGATCATACGTTGTCTAATCCACATGTCCAGGAGTTTGCAAAAGAGCTTCTGGACAATGGACATGACGTATGGGTAGTAACAACCCGGTACGATGTAAATCATTTACATAAGTATGCAATGGATTATCCACCAACAATGGATGATCTCTGGGAAGTAGTTGACACACTAGGTATACCAAGATGGAAGGTTAGGTTTACTAACATGGAATGGAAGTATACGTATCTATGTGATACTGAGTTTGCTTTTCACTTAGACGATAACGAGCATGAAATAAGACGTGCTATGTATAACAAGTGTAAAGTACCTATGATACAAGTTCATAGTAGTGCATTTAAAAATAAGTGTTTACGTTTAATCAATAAATATGAAAGTAAAGTTAAAAAAGCTGCATGCTGATGCTGTAGCACCGAAGTTTGGAAAGCCAGGTGATGCTGGTGCAGATCTTGTAGCTACGTCTATTCAATGGAGAACTCCATCACAAATAGTATATGGTACAGGAATTGCTGTTGAGATACCAGAAGGGATGGTGGGACTTGTGTTTCCACGTTCTTCTATACGCAACTATGACTTAGAAATGAGTAACTCTGTTGGAGTAATTGATTCAGGTTATAGAGGAGAAGTTATGGTAACGTTTAATGTTAATCATCTTGATCCTAGTTTTGCTTCAAAGTATGAAGTAGGTGAACGTATTGCTCAGTTAATTATTATGCCTGTACCATTAATTGAGTACATGATAGTAGATGAGTTATCTGAAACTGAACGTGGAGCCGGCGGTCATGGTTCAACAGGACAATAATAAATACAGATATGTCAGAAAGTAAATTAAAAACTTGCTTATATTTAGACGATGTACGTACTCCAATAGAGAATAAACCAGGATATGAGCCTTGGGTAATTGTACGTAACTATGATCAGTTTGTTGATCATGTTAAAGAAAATGGTATACCAGACTTTATATCTTTCGATCATGATTTGGGTAAAGAGCATATGAATGATTACTATGCTCAAGTATTACAACAAGGATACCAAGACCCTAAGTACGATGAATATAAAGAGAAGACTGGTTTACATTGTGCTATGTGGTTAGTTGACTATTGTATTGATAACAATGTTGTACCAAAGACTTGTGCAGTGCATAGTCACAACCCTGTTGGCTCAGTTAATATTCAGAGTTGCATTAATAGTTACAAGAAACACTTAGGACTTACACAAGATTGTTATCTTGGACGAGTTCCTTTTAAAGTAACAGAAGAATGAAAAGAAACTTAATAGGTATATCTGGCAAGATTGGCTCCGGGAAAGACACTGTTGGCTCAATCATACAGTACTTAACATCAGAGGCTTATACTGTTAGAGATCGTTCGTATCAAAGCTTTCTACGAGGTCATCAGAATCCAGATACTTTTGGTCATTACTATTACTCACCATGGAAGATTAAGAAGTTTGCTTATAAACTCAAAGAGATTGCTAGTATACTAACTGGTATAAACATTATGAACTTTGAGGATCAAGAGTTTAAGAAGACTGATTTGCCTCATGAGTGGGATACTTGGTATCCAAACTTAGATAGACCTGAGCCAATGACTGTAAGAACTCTGTTACAAAGAATTGGTACAGACTGTATGAGAGATTGTCTACATAAGAATGTATGGGTTAATGCTTTATTTGCAAAGTTTAGACCTAACGTTGCTGGTGAAGACTTCCCATCTCATTGGCTTGTAACAGATTGTCGCTTTCCAAATGAAGCAGTAGCAATAAAAGAACGTAATGGTATTCTTATAAGAGTCACTCGTCCTGGAGAAGATCCTGGAACACATGAGAGTGAGACTGCTTTAGATAACTGGGACTTTGATATTGTTATTGAGAATGATGGATCTATTGAAGATCTTATAGAAAAAGTAAAGACACAGCTTGCAGATATAATATAAACTATTATATTTGTATATCATTTTGTGTGTTACTGTGTAGTTCGGTTGCTGCCTACCTTCCAAACGGAGAAAGGCAGCATTTTTTTTCACCTTTAAGCATAACACCATGTTCGAAATAACAATAGACTTCTTTCCCCAGTATCGTGCTTTGATTGGATTAGACCTTCATCGATATAAAGGTTTAGTTCACGACTCTAATACAGATCAAGCTCATCCAAGAGTTATTACTGACGTACGATTAGGTATAGGAATACTAACTCTTGAACTAATGCATTACGGAAAACCGTTAGACGAAAAATGGGGAGATTAATCCCCATTTTTTATTGTATCCTGATATCCCACTCTTTTCTGAAGTCATCATCAGCAATCGCTGTCATCATCATAAGCTCTTTTGTTACCGGCATAATCTTACCAAAGTATTTCAAAGGCTTAGCACTCTTCATGTGTTCATCACTTCCTGTACCAAAACCATATATCTGCTCTGTAGTATGAGTAAATAAGTTGATTACATCAATACCTAGATTAACAATAGGGAATGGAGCATTGATTAAGTTTGTAAACTCAAGTGGGTTGTAGTAGAATGCAAACTCGTTATAGTATTTAGACATTGCTCTTGACATGTACTTACGAATACCAGTATACTTTTCATCATCGTCATCTCCTGGTTTTAGTGCATGTACTAAGCCGTATGCTGCAAGAAGAATCATAATCTCTCTAATAGCACTTCTAACGTTACCAATATACATGTCAACATATTCACCTTCAGTAATATCAAACTCTTGACCTAACTCATAAGCTTTTGCTTTTTCTTCTTGGTATCTGATTCGTGCTGCATCAACCATACTTTGATTACCAGCAAAAGGCATGAACCCTTTTACTAGTTGACCAATACGTTTTGAGAAAAGCTCAGTAACTAATAAAGATACTTTACCTTGTTGGTATAGATCTAAATCATCGTCTTTGTATAGTTCACCAAAACGTTCTTTAAACATCTGAGGAATCCATGAACGGAACTGCATTAAAGCCATACCTAATGAAGTAGTTCTAATAAGGTTAATATCATCATTAGTACTGTTACCAAGTATAATCTTTGTTGCTTTCTTTACTGCAGCTTTAAATTCTTCTGCTGCTTTTGTTCCTGGTTCTAATCCCGGAGTTAATAGCTCGTCTCCTTTAACTTCAGAGATAGCATAGATACTTCTAGTTTCTTTTAGCTTACCAACTTTTTCATCTATCTCCCTTTCAACAGCTTTACGTTCTGCTTCAGTTGGATAAGTAGTATAGAAGTTAGCATAGTCATATTGACTCTTAACATGCTGCATAATGTTTACTAACTTACCTGTATCATCAAGCATGTAGTTCATCATCATCACAAGACCGATAGGATGCTGAACACCTTTATCAGCTATTCTTTGCATGAAATACATCTTATCGACAGTAATGTTAGCCATTACCTTTGAAACAGATAACTTATCTAGTTTATTACGCTTTGTATCTTCAAGTAACAACTCAAAGTGACTTAGTAAGGCCCATGCCTTTTTATCATTCTTTGATAATGTATACATTGAAGATGTCCAATCTTTTGTATTAAATAATACTTTCTTTGAACCAAGTAAGAATGCGTTACCAGAACCACCAACAAACTGTGCTGATGCTGATAATGGGTTTAATGCTAAAGTCTTTAAACTAAAGAAGCCAAGTAAAAACTCAAGAGTCTTTGCTAATGATATTGTTTTACCAAAGATTGTAAACTTAACATCGTACTGTTCTCCTGAACGTTTGTTATACAAATAGTAGTTTAAGAAGTCATCAAGCAAGTCAGCATTACGCTCATTGCCCTTTATTTTTTCAATCTCACCATTTGCTTTACGTTTAACTTCATTAAACATGTTTGTTAGTAAACTATCTTTTGAACGCTCAACTGCAGATAATACTAAGGCATCATCTTCAATAGATTGCATCGCTTCATAAGAATACATATGAGCTCCCCAAATACCAAATACTTTAAATAAGTCAACTGATTTCTTTGAGTAATCACTTGTACCATCTTCTAATACAGTAGCTATATCTCTTGTATAAAATACTGGTATACGATTAAGTACCTCTCCTGATACCGGATCTGTATCTGGGAAATATTCTGATCCACTATCAACTGCTAGATTCTCAAAGAATCCTGCATTTGAGAACATATCTTTAAAGTTACCAAAGCTAAGTTGATCTAACTTACCCTTATAGATATTAGGAATAAAGTTAGGGCTAAACTTATCAAGCATACCAACTTCTTCAGCTTTTGATACCAAGCTTCTAAAATATTTGTATGCTTCATATGCTGGTTCGTTACCTGCTTTTGTTAGTTCTTTCCAACCAGCAGTCTCCCACTTATCTTTTGGTTTAACAAACTTGTTATCTTCATTAAAGTATCCGTCTAACTTTGAGCTATTGTTATTAACCCATCGTTCAAACATTGCTTTTGTTTTCTCATGATTAGCGTTTGCATCAGAATCAACAACTAGATCTTCATAGTATGCTTTCTTACGAGCTTTCTCAGCTTCATAAGCTTGTTGATCAAAAGTTGTATTTTCTTCAAACCACTTCTTGTTTCTGTTTCTAATAGCTTGTTCTTTCTCACTATAATACTTTGCTTCATAACGAGCTAAGAACTTACCGTTCCACTTACCTTTCTCATTAAAGCCTAACATAATGTTAAAAAGATTCTCACCTTTCAAACCTTTGCTATCTCCCCACTTTATTAAGTTCTCTCTTAGAGTAATCATCTTAGCATTCATAAGATCAAACTTAACATCTCTCTTGCTCTGGGCTTCTCTAATAAGTTTGTAGAATGTTTTAACAGCTTTTGTTGGTTGAGTACTCATTGAGTTAAACATACCAGCAAAGAAACCGACTTTCTTCTCTTCAGCTAAAAGATTAGTAATACCATTACGTTCAGCAAGATCAGTTGCAATCTTTGCCATCTCAGCTTCAATATCTTTAAGCGTACTGTTTGCTGCAACGGTCATGTTATTATATGACTGCTCAAGTTCTAATATAAGTTGTAATCCTTCTTCATCTCCTTCATCTTCTCTATCTAATAACATCTCAGTAAAGGTACTTTTTAGTATACCTGATGTTGACGCAAATACTTCAAGAACATCTTTTGCTTTTCTGATATCTGCAGATGTTAGACGACCTTCTCTTACAAGATAGTTATATCGATCAATCTCAAGGAAACCAAGATCAATAAAACGACCAAGTGACTGACGTAGTTGTAAATCACGAATAGCAAGCTTGTATGCTTTTAACTCTTCGTTCTTTATATACATCTCAGATCCTTTAACACGCTTACGATCTAAACGGTCATGAATACCTTGTAGTTTTGCAATTAACTCATCGATATTTTTGAATCCAGTTTGCTCATCTAATGATACTGGTAATAAGTAAGACTTATCATCTGGGATAAGAGTAGAGTTGTAATCACCAATCTCAACATCTTTTAAATCGCTGATTTGATACTCACCTTCTTTGTTCTTACTCCAGTAAAACTCAGTCTTAATAGGAATAGCTCTTACCTTATCAAACTTTCTAATGCCATATACTTCTTTTAGAATACGTTTGTATTCACCTAGCTGTATGCGATATGCTTCTGCCTTCCATGGTTTAAGATCGTTTTGATTCTTTGATATCTCCTGGCTTTTCCAGTCATAGATATCTGCGGTTCCATCAGGACGAATAGCTAAGAAGTCAATACTACCAGCCATGTCCTGCTTTGGATCATAGATACGAACTTCAGTTAATATCTTTGTACCATTTGGATAGCTACCTAACAAAGGTTTAACAAAAGCTTCTAGTTTTTTAACAACATCCTTATACTCTTCTATATCAACAATAGGATGATTAACAGGAGTACGTTGTTCCCGGATCTCATGTGATTCTGGATCAACATAACTCTTTATGATCTCGTCTAATACTTCGTGAATAATATCACCATACTCAGCTTTTAATAAGTCAATCTCTTTCTGAGCTTCAGATCTATTATCAAACTTAAATAGCTTCTTGTAATAAGCATCTACTTTTGTTGTAGTTACAGTTTTTGCAATAGGTTTCATCTTAATGCGGTACTCATGTCGTTTCTGACCAGTAGCTTCATTAATACTTGAATCTAGTGTAATCTCGCTTTGATGTTGTAATAAAAGATCGTATCCTTCACCTTGTTGATAGTATACACCTTCCAGTTGTTTATCTAAATCTAACTCACTAGTATCACCTTCTTTGATTGAAGCAGCAATAGTAGCAAATGGATTTCTACCTTCTGCTTTATTAAATACTGACTTTATAAATGCAAGTACTTTATCCCACCACTTATATAGTATGCCTAAGTTCTTGTCTTGCTCTTCAGTAATACTTGGAGCTAATACAGAATTAGATACAATATGTTTAGCAATAAGCTTACCGATTGCTTCTTTCTTTAGTTTGTCAAAGTTGATCTTACCATCAGCAGTTCTGTAGTCAGGATTGTTCTTGTATTGCTCAACAACCTCAGAGTATAATCTATAAGAAGTAATCTGCTTGAACATCTCTTTATATAAAGGATGATTCTCACCTAACATCTCAACAAAAAAGTGAGCTGCTTCTTCTGGTAATGTAGTTATATCAGCACGACCTTCAACGACTTCAATAATCTTATTAAGCATATCTGCTTTTGCAATTGCAGATATTGTTGCCCCGGAAGAGTCGGTAATACGATTAACTGTATTGTATGATACACCAATCTTTGATAAGAACTTTAATACTTGTTCATTGATATACTTATCAGGAGGCAAAGGTGATTCTGTTTCTGTTTGATAGTAATCATCTTCAGGTGTAGTCTCTCTTGGTTCTACATCAAAGTCTTCATCATATCCTGCTGGCTCATTAAACCAAAAATCAATAACATCATCTACTAATGGTTCACCATTCTCATCAAGAGCTTTTGATGATTGACCAACTTCCCAGTCACCAAACGATTGTTTAAACGTATCAGTGTATGCTGAAGCCCATATATTAAGGTTATATTCTTCTCCTTGCATGTCAGTATCTCTACTAACAATATCTTTATAAAGTATTGACTCCTTACCATTTGGAGCCAATACTTTTGATACATCACCTGAATCGTTTCTGATTATACTACAAGTCATAGTTACTTCTTTTGATTATTTTTTACAACCTTTATCTTTGTTCTTTAATACTTCTCTTGCTTCCCGAGCTGCAGCTAATCTAGCATTCATTCGATTTGTGTCAGCAGATACAGTAGTGGTTCTTTCAGCAGTAACTGTTGGTACACCACTACTTAAAATTACTAACTTTTTACGAGGTCTGCTAACTGCAGTGTACATCATTCTGTTTTGTTCTTCAGCACTACCTGGGAATGACATGATATCTGTTTCATGAACATACGTAACATCATATGTACTACCTTGTACTCTATGTGAAGTAATTGCATATCCAAACTTAACATCAACCGCTGCTTCTTCAAATATAAAAGCTTCTCTATAAGCATTTTTTCTTTGAATACTACCAGCTGGTAATCTTTCAGCAATAGAATACTTCTGCTTAAGAATATTTCTGTACTCATCGTTTTGCTTTGGATCAACAGTATTAAAGGTAACAACTTTCATAACTTCTTTAAAATCACGATCAATAGTTTTTATCTCCATACTTACTTGATATGCCTGTATACCATGTTCTTCTAGTAACTCAACTGATACTGGTTTAACAGCTGTAACTTTACCTCTAAGACCGTTTTCATATTCAACTTTTCTGTTTCTAGTATAGTTTCTATCAACGCGTAATACATCTCCAACAACAAAAGCTTCTGATGTATTAAATATCGCACGACGTATTAAGTTATTAAAGTTATCAACTACTTCTCTGCGAGCCGCTACTAAAACTACACCTTTAGTAAATGCTGGATCATTGTAATCTTTTGCAAAATCTTCAACCGCTTTTTTAAAGTTTGTTTCAAAAGCAACGCCTTCATTATCTGTTATCTTGTTAGTTCTATCCGTTAATGGGCTAAGGACACTTCCTGGTAATCCTTTTTGCATCTTCTCAACATTTTCAGCATATACATCTGTTACTGGAAGAATAGGACTCTCTGCTCCTTGACGCATACGTTCTGTTAACTCAGAGAACCATTCAGTATCTTGTAATTGCCAAATAGGGGAATCTCCAGTTTTTTCTGCATTTATAGGAGGTATCTGAACATTGTCTCCCATGAAGATAACTTTAGCTTCAGGTAACATTCTTGATAATAGTTTCTCATATATGAAATCATCAATCATTGAAGCCTCATCAATAACGATAAGCTTTGCAGTTTCAACAGCATCTTGAAGACCTTTTGATTCAAACTCTGCTTGTTCTTGAGCTGTACGTTCTCTAAAGTATTCCTCTCCTTCTTTTGTATATGCTTGAACTAAACCTAATAAACTAGCAATACTAACTGTATTGTAATTAGTCATTGATAATTGTAGTACCTGTCTAGCTTCATGAGCAACTGTTGCACCAATAACTTCCTTTGGTGAAATACCTGATTCAGATATCGCTTTATTGATAATAGTAGTTTTACCTGTACCACCACGACCTTTTAATAAGAACTGATTAGCTGCTTTGTTTTTCAAGAATCTATCAATATTATCAATAGCTTTCTTTTGTCCTTCATTAGCAAATACTCCTGGGAATAGTTCGTACTTATCTAAAGTTTGCTGACCAGGGTTCTCTACAGCTCCACGATACTCAATAACTTTTAGTAAAGCCTCAATAGTAGCACGTGCTTCTATCTCAATCTTATCTTGACTCATTAGATCTCTACCGTTAGCCCAATAGATAGATGCATCATCATTATCAATATGACTTTGCTCATGTAATACTAAAAATAAGTTAGCAAGCTTTGTTGTATTGATAATTTGCTTAAGTGCATCAAGACTGTATACAGGACTGATTGCTTCCATCTGTCTTAATACTTCTGCTTTTTGTACAGAAGACTTACCACCAACTTTACCGGTAAAGTAATCAAAGAACTCATCAACTGTTTTAACTGGATTGATAGTTATTGATTTACCATCAGTATGAGCTAAACGTTTACTACCATCACTGTTTGTAATAGATCTGTCAATAGTATAAGCTGGAATCTGAATACCGTTTTCTACTTTTGCAGCAACTACATTAGCAGTAACCTTTGTTGGTTGAACTAATTCAAACTCAATAGCATATGGATATTGACCAACTAACTTATCAGTTACAGCTTTTTCCCATCCTTCTTTTTCCCAAGTTTCATCTTGATACTCTTGCGTAAATGGTGTAACCTTTGTGATTACAGTTTGTGCTGTTCTACCAGATTTATCAGTCATTGGGATTACTTTACCTACTAAATCTTCAATCTTAGTAAGACCGTAATCTTTCATCATTCTATCGATATCTGTCTTAGCACGAGTAGTACGTGTACGATCACCAGATAAAACTAAATCCATTGTTGATTTACCTTCAAATTGAGGCTGCATCTTACGACCATCCTGACCATCTTTAAAGTTTTGCTCAATAGGAGCTACTGTAGTTGTTGTAGTCTCAAATGGATCAGTACCTTCTTCTTCTGGTTTAAGTAAAGTATCTTCAACAAATGGTGCTAACTCATAAACATGGTATCTTATATTTAAAGGATTCTCTCTCATCCAAACAACAAGACGACCTTTTACTTGATCTTCAGTAACACCTTCTGTTCTTAATACTTCTTGCTTACCACCTGCTTCTTCAAGAGTTTTAAAACCTTTGTAAGTAACATATACCTTAACGCCGTTTATTGTAGCAACGCCACGTTCGTTAAGACGCATTGCATCTGGATTACCGTAAGAGTGTATTCTTGTTTTTACTCCGGTAGCAATAAGCTCAGAAGCGTTATCAGTTGTACTAATATCAAGACTAACTGGACGATTACCTGTTTTTTCTGCTTTGATATCTTCATCTTCTTCAAGTAATGCATTAACAACATTAGAGTTAACTCCTCTAAGGTTACCCATCTTATTACTTGCGTTAGACTGAATAACTGATTGCATGAATGGATCTTCAGATAACTCAGTTAAACGATACTTAAGACCTAGTGGATTAATTGGTACATATCTAGAATAGATAACTCCTTTTACTACAACATCTTGTCCTGATTTCTTGTACAAGATTGTAGAGAAAATCTCATCACGTCTTCCGTTACGAATAAGTTCTGCTTGATCACGCTTATCTTTAACTGCAAGAACTGTACGCTTAATGTAGTCTAAGTTAACATCAGTAGAGTCAACAGATATTAATACGTTATCTGTTCCTTGCTCAAACTTGTAGAAACGAGGTGTTGGTACAACATTACTATCATGGGCCATGTTCTGGTGGAACTGTTCCCAGATAACTTCTGGATTGAAGTCAACGTTTTCGTTTGTATTGAATCGACCAAGGATGTTCTTTAATAGTACAGAGTATATCTCAACTGGTAAAAGAGGTGTAAAGTTATTGTAGTTCTTTTGGAAACCAGTTTGTAAGATACTATAGATTGCTATCTGCTTTAAGAAGTCTGATAAGTCTTGGTTACCTGTGTTCTCAGCATATTGTAATAACTCTTTTGCTGAATCAACAATATCGTTTATATCTTCTGTACTTCTTAAGCTCTTGATGTTATCCGGTAAGGCTTCGTTTGGAGAAATAATTGGTACCAAGTTTTTGATAAACATATTATTTCTGATCATTGAATCATCACTCTCTCTGTATGCACGTAGTTTCTTAGCCCAAGAATTATCTCCAAAGAACATCTTCTTGAAACGATTGATACGTACATCTTTTCCGTTTGCATTTTTATATACCGTGTTTTGAATGATATAGTTAAACACAAAGTTTTGATACTTCTCAACTAAAGAATCGATATCATCAGTTGTCATAAATAAGTCTGACTCTAACTGACGCATTAATGGATCAAATACTTTATCTAGTCTACGATCAAGTAATGTAAAGAATGGTTCAAACATCTTGATGATAGACTCTTTCTGAGCTTTCATCTCACCAATGAATGTATTGTCTAACAAGTCTTGTGGATTAGCAATAAAGCCATCCTTAACAACTTTATTCCAACGTGATTGTTGAATCTTGTTAGTACGGATATTCTTTGACTTCTTATTATCGTATCCTTGAGCTCTGATGTAATCATTTAACTGATTACCTTGAACAGAATACTCTAAGTAGTCAGACATAATACCAATCTGAGACCAACCAAAATCAGCAAGATCTTTTTCTAAAGCAACTTCAGCTTCTTCATTATCAAGTCCTGAGCCATAAACCGCATACATTGTATACTGAAGTTCGGCTCCGGTTTTGATATTATCTTCTAACTCTTGTGTAGTAATTGTTGGCTGAAGAGTTTGTGCTTTTCTATAGATAGCTCCAAGGATTTTATCTAAAGATGCTATTAACATAAAGTTACCGGCTTCTTCAGCATCCTTGTAGATGTTCATTATATCTCCTTTGATTGGCTTTATCTCTAATTCTTTAAATACATCTTCATACTCTTTTGTTGATTGAATGTAGTTCAAGAACGGATTAGCCGCTTCAAGAGCAAGCATCTTATTGTATGCTTTGTATCCTTTGATCTTTTTGAAGTAAGACTTGTTTGATGCTACTCCTTTAAAGTAAGTATCTAAGATAGGTTGATTAAAGAAGTAAGCAATATCATCAACGTCAATACCTAAACGTTGCATATAGAACCACGTTGCTGCAGTATCCATAGTCAAGTTAAGGTCAAAAGTAAATGGATCTTTTGCAGCATCAACGAATCCAGATAAAGCTTCGTTAAACAAGTCTGAGATTAATGATCCGTTTTGAGTAACTGTTAATGATAATGATAACTCTTTGTTTGAATCATGATTTAATCTGATATTGATAGTCTTATCTTTTATACCTTTACCTACTAGATAATAAATACGCTCAGGGTTATATAGACCAGATAACTTTGTTCCAGCAATCTGTGACATGATATGAGATGTAATCTGTAATGCAGCAATACCAACAAGTTTCTTACCACTAACGAATCTGTGACGAATACGTGAGCTGGCAACAATACTTCTTAAGTTTGCATAACCTGCATTTTCATCATCCTTCTTACCTTTTAATGTGTTGATCTTGTTTGCAAGACCTTTTAAAGTTGCTGTTGTGTTTGGTGTAATTAACTGAGCAAAGTTCTCAGGTAATAAAACCAAGTCATTCATAACCTCAATATAACGGTTCTGCAATGCTTTCTTAACTGCAGCTTGAACAATCTTCTCTCTACGTTCTTCAGCATTCTTAAGACCTTCTAACCAGCTAACAGCAATACTGTCTTCACCAAGCATTGAGCTAACCATAGCTAAGATCATACGTCCTTCTGGAGTCGATGCTTCTTTTGCTTTGAACTTCTCAATCTTTTCTAAGTCAGATGGAGATAGCAACTGTCCTTTATCATATAAGTCTTCGTAGTATGCTTTTGTTTTCTCAGCATTACCTTGCCACTTATATGCAACAATCTTATTACCTTGTTTGTAATGGTTAGCAAGATATACTTGCAACTTATCAATATCAAAGTCAGATCCTGATTTACCAGTAATCTCAGATGGTAATACAATCATATCACCCATCTCTTTTGGTAAGAATCCTTTTACCTTAATACTATCAATTGAGTTCATACCCTGAGTAGGAATACGGAAACCAATTGCTTTTAATAAAGTTGGATCAATCTCATAATCACCAGTCTGCAAGATGCCATTAACAAGCTTCATGTTACCAGAAGGAATCAAGTCTTCCATAAACCAAGGTAAGTATACCTCCATTGATGTAGTCTTTGCATTCTTTCCAGTACCTTTCTTGTAGAAAGCTAAGTCACTAGATACCATTCTAACAGTTTTTTTCTCATCATCTGTTAGTTCATTTACTTTTGATGCAGCAATGTCTGTGTATACTCCATCTTTTAAGTAAACATATGATCTACCTTTTGTTTCAAACAATGTGTTTGCTACTTGAACTAAAGGTTTACCCGGCATCTTCTCAGAGATAACTCGTGAGTCAACAATAGCGTTTAAGATATTATCTATCTTCTCACGAGCAGTTGATGAATCAAGTGTATACTCTAGTTCTTTAAATCCTTCTTCGTTTGTAATAGTATTAATAGCATCAACAACGTTATCTGGTAACTCACGTTGCTTTAACTCATTACGTAATACACTAACAATCTTTGATAAGTCGGTTGCTTTGTAATTACCATTTGCTTGTTCAGTAAGACCTAACTCTTCAAGTAAAGACTTCTTACCAATCTTTACCATCTCTGTCATGATTTGGTTGTACTCCTTAACAAGTTTCTCAGACTCTTTAGAAGTGTAAACACCTTTAACTCTAAAGTTAGACATGATCAACTTAGATACCTGAGTACCACGAACTACTGCGTACTTAAACGTTGATGGTACTTCTTGTTGAATACCAAAGTAACGCATGATTAAAGTTTGAGCAGGGACATCAGTAAATGATAACTTGCCATCTTTATCTCTTGTTACGTTAGCGTTTCCATCAGTATCGTAAATCTGAGTAAATCCACCTTTACTGTTTAATGTAGCACCAACTTTTTGACCAGATGTTAAATTGATTATATCATCTTGTGCTTCTTGAGATGCAATATAGATATCTTCAAAAGCAGTACCTTCAACAAAACGATAAAACTTAGGTTGTGCAGAGTTCTTTAAAAACACTGTATGCATTAACTTGTTATCAATTGCATAACCAAAGTACTGTGGCTTGATTACGTTAAGGATACCACCTGGATTACCTTTTGCTAAAGTCTTTTTTGCTTGTTCTAAAACAGGCTTATCATATGTTTTATGAGCATTACTTGATGTTGGCTTTTTACTTCTTGCAACAATCTCATAAGCCATCTCATATTCAATCTGAGCTTTTTGCTTACGTGTTAACTTCTTACTTAAGAATAACAAGTCACGATACATATCCGGCATGATCCATGCTTGACCATCGGCTTCGTTAATCTCTAAGTATTTAGCAATCTCACCAGTATAGCCACCTTTTTCATCAAAGATGAACCCAACAAACTTATTGTCTTTATCAAATGTAACTCCTAACTTCTGAGATGCTTTTTCTGCATTCATACCATTAGCAATCATACCTGCATAAATAACCTCAGCATATTCTTTTGAACGTAATGCTGATACAGTTATATCATCAAAGGTACGGTTCTTCATTGTAGCAACACGTTCTGAAGATCTAACTTTACGGTCAAGACGTGGCATGTTTTTATCCATCCATGTTCTTACAGTAATGTTATCTGTGATACCTTCTTTTGTTGAGTTGATACCATTTGAACGTTTTGGTAAGTCTTTGTATAATGCTGGGTGACCATACAAGATCTTATGTTGCTCAGTAATAGCAATCTCTTTGTTTACAAATAAGAATGTTGCTAAAGATGTCATCTGTGACTTAGTAATCTGATATGGATCAGATACACCAAGGTAAGTCTTTAAGAAGTCAGCATCTAAGCTTAAAGAAGCAAAAGTACCTGAGCTTTTTGAGTAAACAACAATGTCATGTTTGATTAACTCATCAATAGTATCTCTAGCTCCTTGTTCAATATGTGCATTAAGTGCACGTGTAACGTTATTGCTATTAACAAAAACGTTCTTGTCTAGTGTGCCTGCAGCAATATCTGCAACTCTCTTAACTAAATCCTTTCCAAGAATATCTCTGTAGTGACCAAGCTTTTTAACATCGTAAATACCATTCTTCTCATTTTGTGAATAATACTGAATATTAGCACTTTGCTTGTGCTCTTCAACAGCAGCATCAATCTCATCTAGTAATTGGTCTAAGTAGATTTGTTTTACTCCTTGTAAACCTGCACTACTTGTAATGTCTTCAATAGAGTAGAATGCTTTTGGTAATGAGATAGCAAACTCCGAAGACTTATCTGAGTTGATAACTGTATAGTAAACGTTTTGTGTCAAGTGATAAATCTCTTGCATTAAACGATCTGGTTCAGTTAAATCTGCAGTAGTCTTACCTTCAATACCAGCAGTCATAACACCACTGATCAAGTTATACTGAAGCATGAATGGTTTCATAACACCTTGTTCAATAGATGTTTCTGATTCTACCATTCGCTTATTACCTTTCTCATCAAATACTAATCCACCTGGCTTAAGTAATAAGCTTCGTTGTTGATATGGATGTAAGGTTACTTCACCAGTCTTTTCATTAACTGTACCAAACTGTGGATTACCAAGTACTAAATCTTTTAATGTTGCAGCACTGTTTATTGCATTAATAACATAACCTGCTGTTGATGGATTACTGATTGTATATTGTTGCTCACCATCAGCTGTTACATGTGACAATACATTCTCTTCAGATGTTGTTGCAATCTGTAGATTAAGTAATGCATTGATACTAGCATTAGCTCCTGTTCTGCTAAATAAAGTTTGGATACTAAAGATATCACCTTTTGAGATACCTGCTTTGATACCAGAGAATGCGTTAACAATAACTCTATACTGTTCAGTATTGAAATAAGTGTTTGTAAACTTAATACCAAGCATTGCTAAACGCTCAACTGCTTCCTCACCTTTCTCTTCAATTGTAGCACCAGCAGTAAGTCTTGCCATGAACTGCTTGTATGGTGTACTCATTGTATCAAATACAACATTACCAGAATCATCAATACCTAATAACTCATCAGCAGTTTTTAATGATAACGGCTTAGCAGTTGTTGAAGCGTTTGCTGCCCACTGATCACGTAAACCGTAAGTAGTTGACGTTAAGATTGAATCATCAGATATAATAACACCATCCTCACCATATACAGTACGGATAGGATTGTTCTGAATCTTAAGTAAGCTTTGTTCAAAACCAACTAATAATTCGATATCATCAGCTGATAAGTTTTCAGTTGGATATGGTTTACCAAAAGCATCTTCATACTTAAGACGAACCTTTAAACGTTGAATCCACTCGTATCCTTCTTTGTATGTTTTAATCTTAGACTTTGGAGATACTGGCTTAATCTTGAACTTAGCATCAAGACGTGTAAACATCTCATCAATTGCATTTACTACCTTACCATCTTTATATTGTTGAATAGAACCATTAAGTTCATTTAACAAGATAGCGTAAACTCTATCGTAGCTTAAAGATTTTGGTAGCTGTAATGGGTTACGCTTAAAGTAGATCTCACCTTTCTTTACATTAAAGTAATCATCAGTTAAACCTGCAAGTAATAACTTGAAGTTAGTTGCTCCAAACTTACGTGGATCAATACTGATACTATCTTTAATACCAAGGTTATCTGTTTTCTTTAACTCATCTGCCCCTTCTTCAACACTTGAGTAATCGTTATCTGATTGCTTAAAGATTAAGCCATACTTGCTAACACGAGTCTTAAATAAATCATAGATCTCTTCTGTGTTTGCAAATGCAGCGTCAAGCTGATTATACAATCCTTTGTATTTATTAAGTACCGATCTATTATCGTTTAATAACTTATTAAACACACCACTCTTTTCTAAATCAGTTAACTTGCGGTTAAGCTTCTGCTCAATTCTACTAACTGCTTCTGCTAAGAACTCATTCTTGTTTCCTCTTGTGTATGCCTCAGCATCTGCTAAAGATTGTTTAAACAAAGAAACAAGTAACTCATTTGTATCTGCTGTATCATCAAGTAAAGCATCAATGTTCTTCTTGTTCAAATACAAGTTTCTAAAGAAGAAAGATGTTATACCATCAAGGAAGTACTTTGTAAACTCTTGACTAGTTCCAGGGATTGCACGATATACTGTCTCTAAGTTATTAAGATCTCTTACAGGGACAGCATTAGCAAACTCACCTTCATTAATACTAACAAATACTTTATTAATCTTGCTTTCTAAATCATTGAACTCAAGTTCTTTTAAACCAAAGATTCCTCTAATAAAGTTAATCAACTCTTGGAAGAATGTCTTTTGTTGTTTAGGCATATTAACCGGTAACTTACCAGTTAACATATAATCTCTAAACGCTTCTGCCAACATCTCACGTACATCGTACATGCTTGCTTCAGCATACGGTTTCGTTTCGTTTGTGAATGGATTATAGAAAGTACCGTCTTGCTTTATAAACTCTTGAGCTAATTCATCCTGCTGAGCTTTTGTTAAGTAACTATTCCATACTGATTCAAAAGCTTCGTGGAAACCTGTACCGATCTCTGCATTCTCATAGATATAGATTGCACCGTTCTTAAATGCTCCCCATGCTTTGTTCTCAATAAGATCAGCCATTTTATGAATAGGTACTTGTGGTAAAGCACGCTTCATAAATACAGCTAACTTAAAAAAGTCTTCTGTCTGACGAACAGGTCCTAACTGAAGACGGAAAACCATCTCTTCTCCGGTAGCATCAATACCAGCTTCATTACTTGCATTAAGAATATCTCCTGCTGCTAAAAGAGCTTCAATATCTGAACTAACAACCGGAGTTGCTGGAGTATCTGCAACTGGAGTACTTGAAGCAGTTGAATCAATACTTTCAGCTGCAGTATTCTTTATTGTTAAACGCTTCTTTGTTGTAGTTGTGCCTTTTGCATCACCATTATCTTTTACAGACTTCGCAGCTTCTTGAGCTTTATCTTCTTTGATTTTTTGTGGTGACTTATTTTTCTCAACTGTTGCTTTTGAATCCGTTAGATCTTGTTCTGTTGGAGCAAATGCTAAGAAACGACCAGCTCTTTGTACACCAGCAGCTTCAGAAGGATTTGAATCGTACGGACGTTCATTTGTAAATAATACAGGAACTCTACCGTCAGCATTACTTAATAGATACTCATTATAGTTAGAGTAGTCTTTTATCTGAGGTACACCATTGACCATAGTAACCTCAGTAAACTTATCTGTCTTTCTTACTAATGAGCTATTAACAGAATGATACTTACCAGTTAGCATACCAGGAAGTTCTTTCTTAATAGTTTTTGCATCAAACTTAATGCTATCAGCACCTCGGTATAATTTACCTTTGCTGATATACATCATTGTTGAAGGAACAGCAACACCTTCAACTGGACTTGCCCAGTGTAAAATACCTGATAAGTATTTCTTTATTGCAAGAAACTCAGTGTCTTCTTGAGCAGAACGTTTCTTATTACCTATTAATCCAGTAAAGTATGCTAATACATCAGTGATGTTTGCAATCTCTGCTTCTGATAACTGACGATTGTATACACGGTGAATACGGTTTGTATTCTTACCAATAAGTACAATCGATCCTGGTCTTACGTTTTCTGCTTCAGGATCATCTTCAATAGTTACTACCTTTAAGAACATAGCCTCACCACTTGGATGATGCAAGTCTCTAAAATCAGTAGTATCCATATCAATAACAATACCTTGAAGATCTTGTTCTAAAGGTCTGTTGTTGCTATCTTTTTCTGCAAACTTCTTAACACCTTGACTGACACCTGTGATATCTAAAACCTGAGCTTTTCCCTTCTTTGTTTCGCTTTTTATCATTTCACGAAACTGTTGAAGCATCTCAACTTCTTTTACGATATCCTCATCGGTATATTCTTCTTCAACTGTATAGATCTCTCTAATATACTTAACAGCTGCTTCTGCATTTTTCTTTACAGACATATCAGCTGTAAGTGTCTTATTGCCCATTAAAGAAGTATAGACAATAGTATCTTTTGTTGGGTTCTCTAAAGGATTACCAGCAACATCAACATATACATAATTACCATCTGCAAGTTTCTTAACAACAACTAACTTGATGTCATCAGAAAACTTATCTTCACGTCTAATACCTAACTCATCATTGTCTGCAGTAATAGGCAATAGATAAAAATCATTGCCAAGTATCTGAACTCCTTCAGTAAACTTAAAGAAGATATGGTTATTGTTTTCCGTATTTATAGTTTTGTCATCATCCAAGAAATGACTACCTGCTGTTTTAAGTAATCCATACTTTCTGTAAGAAGGCTTTTGTCCTTCTGTACCTGTTCTTGCATAGAATGACTCAGCATCATTATCAATAATACCGTCACCTTCTCCTTCAAGACCTTCCATCTCTGGATCAACCTCAACCTTTTTACCAGTAGCTTTTAACTCAGCTTCTTCTTCTTTAACCTTTGCTTCCATTACTTTTGATAGCAATGAAACCATCTCTTGGTTATGGCTATTTAAATAGTTAGAGAAGTTAATTGGATCAATGATATGGTTGATGTTTTCCAACAACGCTTCATGATCATTCTGTAAGCTAAAGTAGTCAGTTAAGTTTTCAAATGCCGCACGTGCATTGTTATCTTGAACAGGTAACTTACCAGCTTTTGCCAACTGATCATTAATATAAGATGTAAAAGTTGGTAGTGCTTTCTCAGTAAACTCTTCTAATGCCTTATTTAAAGCAGCAGCTTTCTTTTCTGGGTTTTTGTTATCAACACTGTTTGCAGCATCAAGTTTCTTTAAATACTTCTCAAGCTCTTTATTGTATTTATTTAAGCTATCAATCTTTGCTTCCTTTTGTTTCTTTAACTCAGGATCTTGAGTTGCTTCTGCTTCTTGTTGAAGTAACTTGATTTCACTTGCTAACTTATCAGTTGAAGTAAGACTATAGATATCTGTAAAGCCAACGTTTTCAAAACCTGGTTTACGTTTGATGCTATCTAATACTTGTTGTTGACGAGTTATAGCACGGTTATAAGTATCTTGCATAAAAGTAAGCTGATTAATAGCTTCCTTGTATGACATATAACTCATACCTTCTTTTATATACTCTTCAGTACCGTACTTAAAGTTACCTGGATTAAATGGATTAGCATAATCAGAAGATAGTTTGTTATGAATATCTCTGATCTCTTCAGCTCTTTGTGTAAAGATCTGAGTTTGCTTAACCATATCAGCATGGTTCTCTTTTGTATACTCAACACCAAACGCCTGAGTAAACTCATCTTCATTAAGATTCTTTGTATAGTCAACTAATCGATCAGTTAACAAATCAAGCATACCAGTATTGATACCAGTTAAGATAAACTGACGAGTAGCATCATCTTGAATATCATTAAATGCTTTCTTGTCTTTATTAACAGCTGATTCTCTTAATAACGCAGCAAAGTTTGATTGGTTAGCCGCACTCTCTTTGTTATAATTATAAGACAAAGGATTAGCGTAGATCTCGTTTATTGCATTCTTAACGCTTGTTCTTGCACTAGCTTCTTTACCTATACGTTCATCGTATGCAGCTCTATCTGAAAGACGTTGTTGTAATGAACCTGCTCTATCAAATGCTACACCAGCAGCTCCCATGATAGTCCCTGTAAAGAAACCAGAGATAAATGTTTTAGCACCTTCAACACTAAATTGTTTTGAAGCAGCATCACGGATAGCATCAAACTTAGAGTCTAACTCTTGTCCGTTATACTTAGCCATATACCATGCTTTTACAGCATCTCCAGAAATACTTTGAGCATTCTCTTGTAAAGCTTCGGATAAGTTTGCACCAAAGTACTTTAATGGATTACTAACAATAGCATTCTTGTAATACATCCAGCGGTTATCAGCAGCTTCAATGACTTTCTTACCAATCTTTAAAGCATCTTTATCACTAACAACAGCTAAACCTTTCATGATGTCTTCATCCATCATATAACGCAAAGGTTTGAATCCTTTTAACACGTTACTAAAGCCAAGCTTATTGGACATTAAGATCATAGCTGTATTTGCAGTACCATTAACTTGTGCTGCTTCTAAAGCTTGATTCTTAATCTCTTGTTGTTCTTGGTCCGTTGGCTTTCTTCCATAACGTGTTTCAAAGTTATACGTCATTGAAGACTCAAGATCTGAGTATGTTCCAGACGCTTCTACTTTAGCTTCAGATAAAGCTAAGTTAAACTCTCTAAAGTCACGATACAAAGCACCAAATCCTCTTGCGGCAGTTCTTGCTTTTGCAAGAGATGTTGCACCGTATGCCATCTCATCAGCTCTACGCAAAGCTTTAAAGCCTGACGCAAAGTCCATGACATTGTCAATAGGATTGACTAAAGCTGTTGTCTTTTGTAAAACACTAAATGCCTTACGCATTGCATTTGCAGAGTGAATACTTTCTGATAACTCAGTAGTTCTCTTTGCTGCTTTTGCAATATTGCTTGCAAGTTTTACCGAACGAGCTGCTTGTAACTCAGCTGCTCCTCCAAATGTTTGGGCAGTTAAATAACTTAATGCAGCTTCTTCTGCAGCAATCTCAACTGCTGCTCCAACCATAAATCCACTTTGCTGTAACGTATTAGCAATAGTGTTAAAGTTAAAGATACCTTGACGATCTGCTTCAGTTTCAAAAATAGGATTATCGTTTAATAAAGCTTTTTGACGACGAGCAAGTTCTTCCATCTCGTTCTTTTCAAAAGCTGCTTTCATCTCTTGACTAGAGAACACATCAAAAGTATCTCCCCAACTTTTAAACTGATCCACTGCTTGATTCCAAGCTAAAGCACCCATGCCGGTAAATGCATTCTTTAACTTGTCAAAGTTAGTTTGAGCATTACCGTATAGTTCTTCATTATTACGAAAAGGATTAAAACCTAATTCACCAAAGTATTCTGAGTTTGTATAACGATCTCTGTTTGTTGCTTCAGCATCATACGCAATAGGACGAAGTGATTCGTCTGTTGAAACTTGTGATAAGTTTTTTCTGGCAGAAGCCATGACATCTTGAAACTCACGATCAGCTTGTGCATAAGTTGCATTAGCTCTCATTGAGTCTAAAGGATTCGGCTGATCTGGAACGTATGCTGATAAGTCAGCTTGAGGAGTTGATACCTGGGTAATTAATGGTTGATATTCTTCTGCCATTACTGTTATATTACTTTATTAAAAAAACTGTTAGTATGTAATCCCTAAAGATTGTTTTCTTTGTTCCCATGTTTGTGTGGGATCAACACCTAAGTTACTAAGAACTTTTTGATTTTTCCTAATAGAACCTAGGGCAATTGAGTTAAGTTCTTGTCTAATACTTCCAATATTTTTTGATATAGGCATCATCAAGCTTTCATGCTTAGTATGCATATTACCTGTTTTATCAGCTTCTTGATATGATACACTTGCAATTAATTGATTACCTGCTGTATCTTTTGTTAGAGTCCATTCAACACCTAGTTCTTTAAGCCAGTTAGAAGACTTTAACTCACCACTCTTGTCAAAGTTTAAGAAGTCAACTGCTGCTGGTTCCCAGTCTGTATTAAAACCAGATACACTACCTTTCTTTACAGCAATCTCAACACCATCGTTAATTGCTTTAAGTGTTGCTTTTTGTTCATCGTTAAGACTATTTTCTCCACCAAGTAGTTTTACTACTTCAGCCCTATCAAAAAAGACTTTAACTGCTGCACCACCTGCTGCTCCGATTTTTGTTAAACCAACAGCATTGATAACGTTTCTTGCAGTAGGACCTTTTGTTAACTGAATAATATTCTTCAACTCATCTTCATCTGCACCTTGCTCTACTAATTGTTTTAAGTTAGTTGGTATACCACCTGTTTCTCCAAGGTTGTCTTCACTCATTGCTTGATCAACAATATTTTGAGCTACATCAGTTTCTTTTATTCTATCTGTGCGGAATATCTGCATTGATCCAATATAACTATCTCCACCAAGAACATTCTTTAACTGACCAGATGCACGCTCATCAAATGATTCAAGTAGTTTATCATATTGTTTTCCAGCTTCTTTAAATGTTGCCACAGCACGATCTTTTGCAGATGTGTATACAGGTACAACAGTTCCCATCACTAAAGATTGTGGAACTCCTGATGCTGTATTAGTTATTGTCTTTGCGTACTCATCAGCATTACTGTATCCAAAACGAGCTTTTAAGAACTCATTCTTACTCATTAGTTTACCACCTTTACTAAGTGGTGCAAACATAGGATCTTTTAAAACTGAAGAATGGATATCGGTTTCTGCTTTAACAAGATTGCCATACGTTGTCATATTGCTTTCGTATCTTTCAATCTTATTCATATCAGATTCACTCAAGCCACCTGTATCTTTTCTTGCTATTATGAATCGCTTAGCGTTTTCAAATAACTTATTAAAAGTTGCAGTAGGACTTTGACCATATGCAATATTCTTATCAATAAGTCCTTTTTCTTGTAAACGTTTGTACTCAGCTAATACTTCTGGATCTGGATTCTTAGTGTTAAATACACCATTCTTTAAACCAGATCTATATGCTTCAATTAAAGCAGGTGCAATCTTTACTGCATCTTTATTTGTATTATAAGCATTTGCAGTAACAATAATACTTGCTGCTTGATCGATACCTTCATGTAAACGACTTAACTTAATATCAGTAAAACGTTTCTTTGTTGCTATGATATCAAGACCTTTTGTATTAAGACCAACATAAGTAGGAGTATTAATATCTAACGCTCCAAATCCTTCTCCATCAGACCCATCTTCAGAAGAACCGGATGATCCGGACTTTGATCCACTTCCACCTTTTAGTCGTTCTTTATAGTCAATCTTTTGTAACTCTTGATCGAACTTAATTTGATTAGCTTCAGCTTCAAGTTGTATCTTAGCAACATCATCAAGTGAGTAACTTGATTGCACTGCTGCAGCTCTTGATCTTGCAAATCGAGTTATGAAGTTATTCTCAGCAATATTAGAAAAGTATGCTTCGCCGCCTTTTGTGATGTTTGTGTAAAGATCTTGATATAACTTAGAGTTTTTATCACCTAAACTATTTACCTTTTGCTCATAATCACTTGCTGATTGACTTAGTCTTTTGTATTGATCAGATAAAGTCTTGAACTCTTTTGTTTGTTCAGCAGTAACAACTCCAGGGTTTGCAGTATATGCAGCATTCTTTGCATCAAGTTCAGACTTAAGCTTTTGTGCTTGTTCTGATACATCTGTAAAGCGTGCTTTTGTAGCTTCTAAATCTCTTGAAATAAAGTTGGTTGCTGCAAGATCTTTTGCTTGAGCTTCGGGCATACCTTGTGATAAGTATGACTGTGTCAGATTATCATATTGAACAGCACCTTCAACACGAAAGATCTCTTTTGCTTGAGGCATTGTTGCTAATTGATGAGATACCCATTCAGTATAGTTAGGTATTGACTTATCACCATTAACTGTTTTGATTTTATATCTACCTGTTGGATCCAATGTTTCTGACTCAACTTTAAAACCTTGTTCTTTTGCTCTAGCGTCCAGTTCTTTCATTACGTCAAAGAATGGAACATATTTATTTACTTGAACCTTACCAATAGAGCCATCACCACGACTTGCGTTTTGCATTTTACGTGCTGAGATATTTACAAAGTCAGCCCCCATTTGCCAGTATTGTTCACGCATCTTAGGATCAGAAGATTCAGCAAGCATAGCTGCTTTCTTTTGATTAGCTATAATCTGACTACTCTTACTATAATCTTGTAGTAAGTCTTGGTCTTGCCAGAAAGGAGAAAAGATTTGTTGAGCTGATTGAACGTTCTGTTGCTGAGATAAATCAAAAGAAGCTATATCTTTTAGTTTTGTTTGAGCTTGTTTTAAATACTCATCACGTACTTCAGCATTACCTTTAGCTAGTAAAGGAGCAGATAATATACTATTATAAGAACTCTTGATTTGGTTTAATCCTTGATCAAACAAATAGTTTCTTTTCTGAAGATCAGCAGCTATTGTTGAGAAATCAGGTGTGTATAGCGGAAGAGCCGCTATCGCATTGTGACCTGAAGGATATGGTGTTATTGAAGCCATAAGACAATAATAATATACAAAAAATATGTGAGGTTTAAAACTAAACTTTTATTGTTTAGTCTTCACCATAGTAATTAAATGGATAAGCAGATGCTCCATAAGCTCCTCCCATAGGACCTAATAAACTACTAAGTCCGCTAAGCATTTGTCTTTGGGTTTTAGATAATGAACCATTTGCACCATATGTTGAAGTAGTTCTATTACCTTTTAGCATCTCCATTGCAAACTTACTAGCATCTTCTTTACTTAATCCCGCATCCATACCTTTTTTGATTTGCTCAGCTATTGCAGCATATGGATCAGTATTAGAAGATCCTTTACCACTCATGATAAGCTGAGATATATCAACACCAGGTTTTAATACTTGGAAACCTGTTCTTGGATCAATATCAAAATACTCACTAGTTTTATTTAAAGCATCAAGCTTAGCACGATTACCAAAGGCATTCTGATATGCAGCAAGAGTTTGTTTCTCAGCAGCATCTCTCATTGAGAAGTTTTCTAAGTTATACTTATTACTCATCTCAGCTAACATGTTTGCAGCCTGAGCTTTTTGTGCAAGGTTTTGATTAATAGTTGCTGCATTAACTGCATTAGCTTGATTTGCAATACCAACGTTCTGTGCATTTGTTGCAGCGTCAATATTTGCAATACCTTCTAATTGCTTACCAGCTATTTGACTAGATCCTGCTAAGTAAGACTGTGGTCTACCAAATGTACGTAATCCTTGGTTCTGCATGTTTGCTTGCTCAGCAAGAGCAGCATATTGTCTTGTAGGATCAGCAAATACTGTTTCTGGTAATACATAATCAGGAGCTTGTACAAACGGTGACATTGTTGGAATACCAGCTCTAGTAATTAAACTCTGAAGAATAGCTGCTTTGTCAGGACGCATCATCCTAGCATTCTTTGGATTATATCCTGCACCTGCACTACCAGCAGTAGGACCTGTTGGTTGTGTATCTTCTGCAACATCTTTTGCAGCTGGTACATAATCTTCATCTCTAACATATCCAGCTGGTACATTATTTTGAGCTACCTCTGGCGGTAACTGAAACTCTTCATTAGGATTAATATCAGAAGGGAAGTATGGATTAGTATACTGTTGTTTTTTTAACTCTTCGTTTTTAAACTGATCCCATCTGTAACCTAACTTAGAATCATACATACCACCAATAGGCTTGCCATATTGCTTATGTAACTCATTAATACGAGCTGCTCTTTTTGGATCCTGCATGATATACTTCTGTAATGCAAGATTATCTCCAGGAGTTCCGGTGTATCCTATTGATTTAGCATACTCATCCCAAGAAGAACTAGGGAACTTAGAAGCATTCTTTACACCTGAGTATCTGTCACCAGGCCAAGATTGAAAACCTCTTACTTCTCCACGTTTTTGATACTCAATAAGACCGCCTTCTTCTTTTGCAAAGTTGTGAGCAAAGACTGCTTTCTTAACCATCTCTGGAGAATACTGATCTTTGTTTGCTAAGATATGCGCAGCAGCTTCTTGAGTGCCCATACCCATACGAGTAGCTTGAGCTTTAAAGGTACCTTTCTTTGCAGGATCAATATGAATACCACCTTGTTGATACCAAGCATTACCTGAGAATGTTGAACCACCTTTCTTTGCGTATTCTGCAGCTTCTGGTTCTTGTTCCATTCCTGGTTGTTCTTGCATACCACGAAGTTGCTCTACCAATTCTGGAGGTAACGCCATCATAGCGGCTTGAGGAATACCTTGTGGAAATCCTTTCTTTGATTCTTGAGCTAATGCTAACTGGGCAAGCTTAAACTTGTTGTTATTCATCATCATCTCAGCTGTACGTTTTTGGTACTGATCTGCATTTGGATCCTCTAAGATAGCTTTATATTTGTTAAGTTCATACTGTTTAGCTAATTCAGCTGGAGTATATCCTTTCTTTGTAGTTACAGATTTACCAAACTGTGCTAATGCTTGACCTTTTAACTTCATACTTTTTGTATCTGAATAGATAAAAGTACCTGGCTTTAAGTTTAATGGTGTACCACCTTGAGAGTGACGCTTACCGCCAATCTTTGAGTGCTCCATTTCTCCATCACCATCTAAGTCACCATAAGCAGTTTCTCCTCGCTCAGCTTCTAGATTAGCCATATCTCTTGGTACAGCTTGTAATGTATCTTTTACAGCATAAGGATCTGGTTTACCCATCTCATTATCAATAACACGAGAACCAAGATCTAAACTATGTCCGTACTGTCCACCATAAGCCATCTCTCCTAAATCTCCGCCAAACTGGCGAGTTATCATATCATAAGCAGTATTAAATCTACGTATCTGATTATTCGAATTAAGTAAACCTGGAATAAAGTTTTGTAATAGTTCTGGAGCATGTTTCATACCAGTACCTGTAACATGTTGTACAAACTGACTTGCTGGATTTAAATATTTGTCTGATTGAGCAATAGGTGTTATAATATTATGGATTTTACCTGCAATATTTTTAGCTTTTGCAAACTTACCAATGTTAACAACTGCTTTAGCTCCTTTACCTGCTTTACCAATAAGTGGTAATGCAGAAGCCATTACTAAACCTTTTTCCCAACCTGGCATATTTGGATCATTGTATGCACGATACGCATCATCCCAAGCTGTAATACCAGTTGGATCAAATACTTCAGCAATATCTTCTAAAACAGAATCTTCGTTTTGTCCCCCTTCTTGTAAGTGTCTTAAAAACTTAAATAGTGGAGTTGCTTTTGCTGCTGCAAATCCATCTTTAATAACAGGCCATAAACCTTTAGCTTCTTGATAAGCTTGCTCATATGCTTGATTAGCTGCACTTCTTCCGGCAACTGATGCAGGAGTAACACGTTTAAAACCAGCTTTAACGTTTTCAATCATCTTACCAAGATCTACTTCGTTATGGATCTTTTTAAGCTCAGCCATTTCACCTGCTGTATAGTTACCTCTAGTACGAATACTTTCAGCAATCTGCTCAGCTCTTTTAAAAGGATCAATAACTACTCTTGCACCAGCTTGTTTTGCTGCTTTACCAACTTGAGTTGCTGCAGTTTTATTAGCATTGTTATATAAATAACTTGCAGTACCCAGTCCTGCTAACGCTGATCCAGCAATACCCATAGGTATATATTGTGAAACAATAGGTAAATACTGAGACCATGAAGATTCTTCTTGCTCTTGAGGGGTTTCTGGTGCTGTGGCTTTAGGTAAAGTGTTTGGTGTAGATCTTACATTACGAATAGGAGTTACCACAGGTCCTTCTTGAGCAACAGGTTGTTGTGCTGCCATTAAGGTATTTAAATCTTGAGTCTTTTTAAGCATCTCAAGCATCTGTAAGTTCTGTTCAGCAGTTCCTCGATAGTTTTCAATACCAAGGTTTTGAGCTATAGCTTTACGAGCATTGTAGCCAGCATTCTTTGCTTGACCATGTTCAGCTAAATAGTCATATACCGAAGGATTGTCTACGGGTGGAGTTTGTTGCCCACCAGTTTGATAATAACCATTAGGCTTTGCTGTAACTCTTACTTTATACTTCTTCATATTAATATAGTATCTACTCTATAATTTACTAAAATATTGCTAGTTTAACAAGCTAAACCTCAAGGGTTTAAAGGAACTCAACATCTCCACCCATTGCTTTGATCTGCATGATTTGATCTGCTGTAAGTTCATACTCCCCACCTTGTTGCATTAATTCAATATGTAAGTGATCACCTTCATTAATGATATCCTCTATACCATATTGTCTTTTTATGCTAGGATTTTGGGCTAAGAACTTTGTCAATCGATTGTAAGCTGCTGGGTCAGAAGAGTTTGCACCAATATCAATAGCTTTGTTTGCATAATGTTTAGATCCTCTCATATGCTTACTATCGTTTCCAGATGAGATTTTTAATCCTGGGAAATAATCAGACATTGCAGAAGCAAATGATTTCAAGTTAGGATCTAAGTTGTTTGTGTTTACTCCTTTCTTTGTACTTATGTTTTTAGTTAAGTAACTCATTGGAGTTGTACCAAACGCATCTTTTGTATACTTACCAGTTCTGATATACTTCTCTGCTCCTTCTGGACCTTGGAAGTGAATCAACATCTTAATCTGATTTGTATCAAGATTAGGATTATATTGTTGTTTAATCTTTTGAGCTTTTGGTGTAAGTACATTCTGATCCCAATAATCAAAGTATGCTTCTTGTGCTTTTGGACTATTCAAGAACTGGCTCTTACTATTAACACCAGTCACTGTACGGATAGTATCTTTGTGAGTATCCCATAAGAACTGATATTTACCAGCAGCTGAACTTGCAAGTGTACCATCTTTTCTACGAGGTAATGCTTGGTAGTTACCTAGGCTTTCTCGTTGCGCAATAATCTCTCTTAAGTTTCCTTCCGGTGCTTCATATGAAGACTCTGCTTGTTCAGGAGCTTCTTGAGATACTGACATATCATTTGGTTGTGCCCGCATTGATGAGAAATCAAACTCAGGTGTACCGATACCTATTGTATTAATACCAGCTGCGTCATCAAAAGAGTCAACTGTATATTTAGATACTGTATCCATTGATACAGGAACCTCAATACCTTGTTGTGCAAATGTTTGATTTGGTCTAAACATACCATATGAACTTGGTCCTTGTGAAAAGTTACCTCTGTTCATTGTATCATTATACTGTTGATTCCAAGATGCATTCTGAGCACGTAGCATTTGACGGTTAGCTTCTTCACGCTGATTCTGATTCTCTAAAGCTTGCATTTGTGAATATGTATTAAATGCATTGAATACACTATCACCAAAATCAGAAACATAATCATCAGCCTTTTCTACTTTTCTTAAGAAGTTATTTGCTTTTATTTGCCATGGTGAACTTATCTTTTTACCATCTGCTTTAACTGGATTTGTTTCTTGTTGTTTATTAACAACATATCCGCTTTGTTGTACTTTAGGCGTAGCAGTATTTGTAGTACCAGTCCAACCTGTTTTCCAATCATAAGTAGGGGCACCTGTTAATTGTGGATTAGTTGTACCAGCAGTTGCTTGTGTTGTTGATGTAGTACCTGTTGGATTTTGACCTACTATTGTAGGTAGATTAAACTGACCAACTGGTTTTTGTTGAATCTGCAAACTTGGCGCAGTCTGAATATTATATTGCGGTTTAGTTTGTTCAACTGGCTGAGCAACAGTTTGTTGTTGTACAGGTTGTTGTACTGCTTGTTGCTGTGCAACTGCTTGTGCAACTGGTTGTGCAGCAGCTTGCGTAGTAGACTGAGTTATAGACTTTGGTGTTTGATATTGTCCAAAGATACCTAAACGTGGTTTCCATGTAGCATTATACGCGGTACTAGGCTGACCGTTTACCGTATTGATGTTACGATAGTAGTAATCTCTACCTGCATCCATTAACTTAACACGTTCTTCTAGTGGAAGTGCATCAATCTTTGCTTGATATGATTTATACAAATTTTCAAACTCACCAGCTTTAGCTCCTTTAGCACGGTATGCTCCACGATCTTGAAGACCATTAGGCATATTTTCATATTGACGTACATACTGATCTAGCATGTATAAACGAGCATCTTCACCAGTGTTGTATAAAAAGTCACCTGCACGCTCACGCATACCCATTGGTAGACCCTGAACCTTTGGTAAATAATCTTGTTGAAAATAACCTACAGCTTCATCTAAAGTTTTTGGATTACGAGTATGATATCCCCAATCAGAAAGACCTGTTCCAGTAGGAGATCCGTGTTGATATTCATAATCAAAGATTCTTTTTATCCAACTAGTATTATCTTCTTGTGGAGTCTGGCCATTAAACTCACCTAGCGTTTGTGCTTTTATTAATCCGCCTTGACGTTTAATATCAGGTTTTGCTAATCCTGTGATACGAATCTTCATATTAAATAATATCAAATGTATAACCTTGTCTTTTTAACTCAAACATCTCTTCAGGAGTTACATCAATCTCTTGCCCTAAACTTAATTGCCCACCATGCTTTTTATCAGGAGTTACGTATAACGACATACCTTGATTATATGGAATGTTAGTAAAGTATGGTTTGTTCAAAGTACTTTTACGACAGTTAATACAACCTGCACTCATTCGATTATTCTTAACATTATTGTCTCCAAAAAGTGGAAGACGTTGTTTTTCTAATGCAACTGGTACACCATGTAATGCTGCAGTAACTGCTCGATTAGGATCTTTAGGATCTGGTATTAATCGTTTATTAGGATCAATATGCTGCATTGTAAAAAAGTTATTCGATCCATACTGACTAGCAATATCAGCAACCTTTCCTATTTTATTTGTCTTTGTTACTTTATACTCTCCAGATGGTGTAGTTCTAACCTTATAAAATATAGGCTGCGCATCTCCTGCATCTGAACCTAATCCAACTTCATCTTGAAGAACTAGATTACCGTCTTCGTCAAAGAAATACCCGCGGGAGTTTTGCTTTGATACAATACCAAACTTCTTGCCTTTATTAGTATCATGATACTGATTATAATATCCAGCAACGTCTTGCGGAAGAATAAAGTCAGTGTTCTTAACCTCATCTTCATTCACATTCAATAGTTTATAAAGCCAGTTACGATTGTCGATTTTATTTGTTACTCTTTGCATACCTTTAGGTACTGGTGGCATTTGACGAGATGCTGAAGCAACATTTCTAAAAGGTACAGCTGCTTGAACTCCAGGTGTTGGGAATGCAACATTAGGTCTAACTTGTTGAAACCTTTGCTGCTGCCCTTGCAACATCTGCATCATCTTTAAGTTTTGTTCCGCAGAGCCAGTATAGTTACCATTAAAGTATTGGTCAAACATTTTTTTACGATTAGCAAAAGAAGCATTTAATCCTCTTTGTGTCATGTAATCATAAATACTACCGCCTTGCTGTAGGTTCTTTAACCAGTTAATACCTTTGTTAAACCAACTAGCTTCTTCCATGGCTTCTACAGGTTCATATTTACCAATACCGTTAAGCTGAATACCATTTTTCATATTATCAAATACTAAATAAGAAGGATGACCAGATCCAGCACCTGTGCCATGAACTAATTGACCAGGTTCATTAATATATCCTGTATGCTCATATTTTCTAGAACCAGGATAAAGTCTTGGGCCATAATCACCGGAGTCATTACTCTTTTCTTGAGAAGTTGCTCTTGCTGCTTTACCTTTTGCTTTTCTACCTGAAGCATCAAGACTATTGTTAATACGATTTAGTCCTACTAAATAACCCGCATCAAGGCTCTGTAAATATTCAGGAACAGCATATGAAGTAGGATCAGGTAATAGTTCTTGATTACTCTCAATCATTCCTTCATAATTAGGATTTGTCCAAACAACTGGATTTTGATTACCTAGTAACCAAGCATGATTACGACCAAAATCATAACCTTTTGCACGAGCAAAACTAGTAGCAATATCAGCACAACCTTTAGCTGTACAAACAAAACGACTGTTAGGATACATTTTATTAAGCATCTCTGCTTTTTCTACCCAGTCTTTATCAATAGTATTATCACCTACTTCAGGATATATCTTAGCAATATCTATATAACCATCTTTCGATCTTACTTGACCAGCTTTTTGATATTTTTTCATAACTCCGCCATATTGTTTGTATTGATCATATGCTTGATAAGCATCAGATCCTCTTCCTATTACTGGTCCATACTTACCAGTAGCTTTTAAAAGTTCAGCTGCAGCTTTTGCATTCCTCTTTTGTCTTTTAGTAATTGCTAATCCTGTAGAAAGCATATCTACTAATTGACCAAACTTCTTAGCTTTACCTAACATAGGTATTGCACCAAAAGCTTCAAGAGCAGTTGCACCAGACATTCCTGAATCAATAGCTGATCGATACACATCATCCCAAGAAGATATACCACTAGGATCAATTATCTCAAAGATATTTTCACCAAGTGTATCAGGCATTTGTCCTCTATAATTACCAGGACGAACATGTTTTGCTACATTACCTAATCTTGTGTTATCTGGATATGCTATAGTCTGTCCACCCGGTTGCATTTTATTTTTACCAGTAACTACGTTAGTACCTTGTTTATATCCATTAGCACCATACCATGTAGCTTGTTCGTCATTAGGGAACTGAATATACTGACCAGTGTCCATTGCGTAGTTATAAGCAGCACGAGGATCTCTTTGATTTAACCACTCTACAAACTTATTACCTGGACGTTGAACAACAGTAGGATAAGCACGAGCATCACCGGATTCCATAAAATGCGTACTTGGTTTTTTAGAACCAGGTAAGAACATCTGTGGAGCATTAGGATTGTACATACGCTGAACAAAGTTCTTGTCCATGTTTGCATTATTTACACTATCAACCCACGCTGTTCTATTAGAATCCCATAGACCGCCAAACTGCATCTTAGATTTGATCTTACGTTCTTGCTCTAGCATCTCCTTAGTAGGTTTTTTACCAGAACCTTTATTAGCACGAATGTTATCCCAAAGACCACGTCTTGAATATGAACCATCCGCTCTACGAATCATCTCACCACCATTCTTAAGCTCTGCCATATCTAAAAAAGATTGTGCATTATAAGTAACATTATCACGATTAAAATCAGACATCATTTGTCGCGCAATCTCTGCACGATTTTGTCGATCTTCTATTTGAGATAATATATCAGCAATACCGTTAACCATCTCACGCTCATCAGATGTCTGACCACCTTCTGCCCAAGTTTTTCTAGCAAAAGCTCTAAAGAAAGGATTGTTCTCTAGATTCTTTTTATGACGTGCATAGAAAGCTTTCTTACGTTTAGGATCTTTTGGATGTTGACCCATGCTAGAATCGCCAAAGTATTTAACAGTACCATCTGGACCAGTAACTTTATGAGTCTTTCCTTTGCGATCATTACTTCGTGTAACAACATATCCACCACTACCCATCATTGGATACTCAGTAACATTATCAGCATCAGGATAATAATACTGTTGATCAGGATACATCATTTGTGGTTGCCCTACATTAGGTACACCTAACACAGGATAACTAACTGCATCCATAGTAATACTATTAGATGGGATGTTTGTTATCTCACCAGGATGTTGCCATTGGTTTTTCGGAACCTTTAGTTTACTAGGTTTCTTGTTTAAGTCCTTTGTAATCTGTGATAGTAATGATCTGTTATAACTCATCGGTTACTGATTTGTAGCTTTGTGCTAATTAGCTTGAATAACATTTTTGTTGAACCACTCTTTATCTTTCTTAAGAATACACGATTAGAGTAGTGTCTAAACTTCTTGCGTTCTATTGCTGACTTTTTATAGTCAATATACTTCGGATTAAGTGTTCTAGTGTATCCATTTGAAGACACATTAAACATCGGTACTTCGTTACCGACAAACTCTCCTCTGTTTTTAGTAATATCCCAGAACTGATTAAAACGATACTTATTCTCTTCTTTTGAATAATTAATTCTAATGCTTTCTGATTGTACTGATGGATAAACTAATAAGCTAACAGGATCATTCTTCTTCTTTATGTTAAGCTCTAAGTAACCAGATACTTGTTCTGAGTTATATACTAAAGCTCTATCAAAGTTATCGTCAAGCAAGTGGAATCTATCATTACCATCGTTTAAGTATTTAAAGCACTCAAGAATATACTCAACGTTTCTTACAGTTGATACCGTTGCGCCGGTTGATGCAACATACTCTATTTCAAATGGATAATCAACACCGTAGAAGTTACAGTATAGATCTGTTCTACTATTATGTCTCCAAATACTTTTATCTTGTACAGATAAGAATGAGCTTCTTGCCGGGATAATAAAGCTAGGATGCCAATCATGAAGAGATATAAACTGTTCATTCTTAACATCGTAACTCATTGTCCAAGAAGCGTTCTCAAAGTGCAATGGATCACCAAGAACAACTTTGTTCTTTGTTTGCTTAACTACTCCATTATCAATAAACTCTTCACCTAAAGTATAGAAACCGTTTATAGTATCATACTTAAGGTTTGCATTTATTGGTTTGTAATCTTTTTTAGTAATGTATAAGATCTCATTAGTATTATCATAGGACATGTTACAGCCAATACCAATAAGAGGGTTATCGTAGTCAGCAAAGTTTGGATAAGCTTTAAGTAACTGTGAAGGAAGATATTTGGCAAACCACCACTTGTTACCGTTTCTTGAGATCTCTTTGTATTGTCCTGCATACTGAAAGATTTTACCTTGTTCTTGTGATACCCAGAATACACCTGCTGGTATACCAACAATGGCGTATTTACTTTGACATGATCCATACTGATACTCATCATCAGTATTCATTATGTTTCTCATTGGTTGTGTGAATAAACCACCATCACCAATAGTTATTTTAATACCTGCATCTGTTTGTAATGTATCAACACCTTGGATTAATATCGGTGACTCATTCTCTAACATGATAAGAGCTCCGCTATGACCAACTGATTTTAATGACGTTACCCTACCACTCATATCAATGTAGTTGTTAGGTAAGAAACGTACCCAGTTATCTTGCATCTGCTCTTTATCTTGAGGTAAAGAATACATGATTCTAGATGGTGAGTAACTATAACATTGTTCAGCTATTTTTGGATCGTAGCTACGTGGCTGTAAAGATCCCCAGCTAATATAGTTATTATATAACTTAGATACACTAAGAGAGTAATCATATTTATAGAAGTTACCTCTCTTCATAATATCTGATCTAAACATAGAACTTAAATCAGTATATCGATCAGGATCATAGTGACGTTTTTCTGGAGTCTCATCCCAGTCACGGTATGCTAAGTTTACTTCTGATTCTACAAAGAAGTCTCTAACTCCATTACAGAACAAATAGAAGTACCCTCTATCAACAAAGGAATCTTTTTCATAACGATCATCAAGATGTGAAAAAGCAGTAGTTCCTTGAGCAACTAATCGTCTTGCATCTGTATTCTCTAACCAATAACGAGGATATGCAACCGACATTCTTGCACGATAGTCATATAACAACTCATCTTGTTGATCATATAACCAATCATGGAAAAATAAGAATGGGTTCTTTTCCGTATATCTTCCAATGTAAACATCACCTCCAAATAATATATCAGTTGAATAAACCTTTGTTTTATCTGGTTGTGTTTGGTATACACATGTATAAACAGGAATCTGTTTAATAGATTCTAGTTGACCATACTGAGATGGAAAAGCAGATTTAATCGCACCATAGTATGCAGAGATATTAGTCTCAACTATTTGATTAAGACCAACTTGTAATTGTGTCTTTGTATTTCTACTACTGTCAATAGTCTTTGGTGTTTCAAACTCACGTTCTGTATTAACTAATACATACTTACCCCTATGTAAGTTATTTATACGGTAGTTATTATAAGACTGTAAGTTATCTCCAATATAGAAAGCATCAGTTACTTTTCTACGCGCATTATCTGAAGCAGAATTAATTAGATAGTTGCTATAAAAACCATGAGAGTCATACTGAGCAGCATACTGACGTTTTGGAACCATGCTTGCAATAACATTGATTACCTTTTCAGAATACTGGTCTTTCATTAATTTTGCTGCAGTATATAAAGCATACACGTTCGCAGCAAATGTAGCAACGTTAACTAAGTAAGCAGCAAGAGAAATAGCAGATGCTACCTCACCACCAAAAGTACCAGCAGCAGCTGGAGGGGCAGGAGTAGGAACAGCCCCACCCATTGAGAATGAGAAAGGTTGTCCTTCTGTGCCACCAAATGTAATTGTTTTTGCTGCGTTTGTTAATACGTTTGTTGCAATAAGAGTAGCTAACAAACTATCAATAACAGTTTTTGCTTGCTCACTTAACTGCTTGAACTGAGGATGTTTGTATACATGCTTAAAACTACCTTGAGATTTACCATAAACCTCACTATATATCTTTAATTCACTAGCTGAAAGATAAGGTTTAGAGAAAGAAGTATCAGGACTATGGAAAGAAAACATGTCCTTTCTATACTCAGTCAATGGATCTTCTAAACGATTATTTCTTGAACCAACATCAATAAAGCTTTTATTTGATGTTAAAAATAAATCGGATCTTAAGTCGTTATAAGGATAGTTTTGATATAATCCTTTAACTCCTGGTTGATCAGGCATATCATGCTGACGCATATTGTTTAATAAACCTTTTGCAACAACAGTCTTATTACCTTCTCTTGAACCACGCAAGATCTCATAACCAACAATATCTTTTATTGGATTACCAGCGTTATCTAAAGGAACAGATATATTCTCAAACTTAACTCCAAGAATACGTATTTTATCACCGCCTTGTGACTGATGATATACTTGTTCAGCTAATGAGTTATCTGGAAACTTATGATGTCTAATCTTTTCTCCACATAAGTTACCCCAAATATCTGGTCTATTATCTGGATAAATCTCAGTTGATTCCCAGAAACCCATCTCACCTTCAGCAATAACTACACCACCATCAGTACGTTGTGTATTTGGAAGTGATAATACTTCAGCCGTATTTTTTACTTTCCATACTTCTGGCGACTCATCTCCTTCAATAGCACTAGCATCTGCAGAAAATAAATAGTTGCGTTCTTGAGTACGAGGAGCTCTTCCAGGAATGTGGTAAGATGCAGACTTATCACCTGTATTATATATCCATCTAATAAAGAAGGCATACTGTTCATCACGCATGTATCCGGTGTTGTTACCACCTTTTACGTAATAGTTTGCAGGATACTCAACAGTTGCCCACTTAGTAACTATTTTATTAGCTATTGGTTGATAGTTAAAGTCAAACTTGCTTTGTATACCTACTCTAACTAAATAGTTATTCAAGCGATACATTGCATCAGCAGATTCAATTGCTGGTGTTACTAATGGGATTAGTTCTAATGGTATTGTAATAAGATCTGGTTCTACAGAATCAATATGTACACGGTTCTGATTAACTGAGTATATACCTAATCTTTTAGCTGTAGTTTGATTATTTACTACTGAGATGAGTACTAACTCAAACTCATCAAAATCTTGGTCTGTATTCGAGATATCAACGGTTAAACTACCACCTTCACCATCGTGATCAAATAGACCTTGTACTTCAGATACTACTAGATAGTCAGTAACACGAATACTATTAATTGAGTATGCAATAGCAACTTGATAAGAACCGTTTCTTAAAGTACCAGCAGCTTTACCTTTTTCAATGTTGATGCATGGAATAGTTAAGACTTGTGCAATACGCATCTTCTCTACATCAAGTACTCCTGTTGATTGTTCTATGTAACACTCGCCTTGTTTTACTTTCTTTGTAACATAAGGTACGTTATCAAGATCTAATACGCGACCAGGGTTACGTCTACCATCTTCAAAGTATACTTTATAACCACAGTCAAATCCTTTACGAGACGCTCCTGTGATTAAGTTCTTCTTATTAAAATTTAAGCCACGACTGTTTACAACAGTCTTGTACGTACCAAGATTAGCGTCAAAGATACCAATCTCAGAATCAATGTCATCTGTTGTAAATACAGCCCATGTACCATCAATGATAGGTATAGTACCTATAAGAGAGTAAGGTAAATCAACTGTATGCAAGTTAGCTGGTTCATTACCAAGAACACCAACTTGACCATCGTGTGAGTTATTGACAGCGTTTCGTGCATGCAACCATACACCTTCACCAACGAAGGTTTCGTTAAGGTCTTTCATCATACCTTTTGAGAAGGTATTGATTACACTAGCATTATCTTGTGGTGAGGTTGCCATTACTTAAAGGTAGTATTTGAAGCTGAACTAAACATTGCATAATATCTATTGTACTGAGCTTTTCTGTTCTTAGCCCATAGATCATGCATCTCTTGGAAGTTCGGAGTATTAACTATTGATAAAGCATTATTTCTTGCTGCTCTATACAAAGGTTCAATAAGTTGAATCTGGTTTGTGACAGTGTTCTCACCGTTCATAAACAAGTTCTCAAGAATACGTTTCTTTAAAGCGTACTCATAGTATTCGTTAATCATTGGGTGATCAAGAACCAATAAGTTGCCTTCTTCATCTTCAAGAGCACCCTCATAGTTTAAGTAAATCTTTCCTTCTGTTAGATTAGTATAGATGAAACCGTTTTTGATTTCAGCTCGCCAAGCAGTGCTGTCACCAGCAAGCCCCATACTTTGAGCGTAACGAGATAAAAACTTACTTGGATTCATATGTACTCTTTCAAAGTGATCGTACACTCTGACCTCGTTTCTGATCTTCTCAACAAGTATTACATCCCCTGCACAGTCACCATTTACTTGAGTTGATGTACTATATGTATCATTGCATGCACAAACAGTTGCTTCAGACCCACAAAGTCTACAAACGTTTGGATCAACAACAAGTGTTAACTCCTCAGTTTGACGACCTGCCATTACAGGAGTTTTTACTTTGTACTGACCTAACAACATTGCATTGTTTAGTACATAGAAATCTAAAGGCAAGCGAGCTTTACCTTTTGATATTTCAAGAACAGTTTCTTTTGTTTTGTTTATACGTAAACCAAGATCATAAGAAACACGTTGAGCAACTTTGATAAGATCAGCCGGCTCAATCATACCCTCAAGGTTATACATACGAAAGTCAGATGCCACTGCTGCCATCAACTCGTCAAAGGTGCGATATTGTAAGTCCGTATTCATTATCTAAAGTTACTTTGTTTATCTGCGGATACGTCTGATGGTATCTGTAAGGTTACACCAAAATCTTTCATTACGTTTGATTCAATCTCACCATGAAGATAATCTGGTACATTAAATGATTCTAGTTGTCTGAAGTTACAGTCATCAGTAGGATCACAGTTCCAACATCCAACACTATCATCAAAAGCTGCTTCAATCTTTACCGCATCCCAATCTAAATCAGGAAAGTATAAGTAATCATTTAAGAACCAGAAGTACTTTGCATTATTATACTTATAGTTCTTTTGCTTTGAGATATTTAAGAATGATGCTGGAGTAGTTGGCTGTAATGCTTCACTACCATCAATAGATGTAATTGATCTAATAAGTGGTCCCCAATAACCTTGCATAAATGCAGGTATCTTTGCTTTTGTGCGTCTAAATGTAATCCCTGATTTAATACCAGTACATTGTGCTTCTACTCGATCTATCTCAATAAGCTCAACAAAATCTAGTGTTTGAAAGATAGAGGAAAAAGACATGATCTTATTCTTGCTATCTTCACGCTTCATTAACCACTTAGCGTGTTTTTGTATTAGACTATAAATAAAACGATCAGTTAAAAAGGCGTCAGATTTGACAGCCTTCAACTGATTTCGTACTCGTGAGATAACTTCTCCAATAGTGGTTCTTGCCATGATTATATTAATCTAAGTCGAACTCATCATAGTTAATGAGATCTTCAGCTGTTTTCTTATCTTGTATATCTCGTTGATTGGATATACGAAACATCCGGGAGATCTTCTGAAAGTTATCTACAACCGGATACTTTTTCCACTCAATGGGATATGTTTTAGCAACAGTACGTTTGAAGTCTCTAACTCCAGTAAAGCCCCACATATGATGAAACTTAAACCTGTACTTAACTTCAAAGTTTGTATAAAAGATCTTGGCAACATATTGATCTGATTCCCAGTTCTGTCGTTGTACTTTAACACCATAGATCGAAGACTTCTGATAATCAGTGTTGTCTGTGACCTTGCGTTTGCATGTACCAATGAACAAATAACCAAGATGTTCAGGTAGTTCTACCCCATCTCTATTATCAATAACTGTTTCCCAGAGCTTTTGATTAATTGCGCAAACAATCTTTTTATACTCTTGGTAGGTCAAAGAACGATACTTAGGATTCTTCTGTAAGAAGTTACGGAATGTTTCCTGACTAAGTACGTTTAGTTTCTTTGGACGATACCGAGGAGCATTTAAATCTGGTTGTTTATATACCTTCATATAGAGGCTCTTCTACTAATAATTTACAAAATATCCGCCAAGTTTCCTATGAAAACATGATCTTACCTTCAAAGATACGCTCAGTATACTTCTCAACAACCTCGTAACTACAACCAGGTCTATTAGGTCCAAAGTTTGTTCCTATCCATTTACTACCTCCAAACAATGATAATACATTACGGTATCTAAAAGCATATGCTTCTTCTGATGCAGATAAGTGAAGATCTCCCTTTATTAATGATACTCTTAGATCTTGTGCATCAATACGATTATACATCAAATACTTACGTAGATAGTTCTCTACCTTATCATTTAAATGTAATGGTAGACCATGCTTCATATCAGCATCATCCTTACCATGAGTAAACATAAACAAGTGATTACCATACTGTAAGTGCTCGATGAACTTCTCAAAGATACGTGTCTCTACTTGTGGATACTTTGTGTTTGTATAGATCTCAATAGCTCTGTTAACCATATAGTCGAAGTCACCACCATGGTTTGAGTTAGCATTCTGATATACGTGATAGTTATTTGCTGTATCAGATTCCATTAAAGCATCAATGAAGTTCTTCTCTGCTTTCACAGCAACCTCAAATGCTTCACGGTTACTCATATTCTGAGGAAGTTTGTGACCACCTCTGGTAGTATAACCATCATAACCATCCATCTTATCTCCCAGATCGATAATGAATACATCCTCAAACTTGCCGAAAATCTCTTTTTGATAGTGAACTTCATGTAGTACTTCTGCTAAACGTTTTTCATATACTGTTTGATCATACTTATTCTCGTAGATAGCAATACCACATACATGAGCAGCAATGTGTCTATCAGATAAATAAATAAATAATGCTTTTTGATTTGATATCGTTGGGTAGAAAGTGACAGGTTTGAATGTCTTGTCTTGAAATACTTTCTGGATTATGTGCTCGGCGTCTTCGATTGATAACTCGCCGTCTTTTTTCTTTACTACTAATGCTGATACTAACCAGCCGTTCTTCTTTTGTTTGTTCCAGAATCGATTAAGTTCCCACTTTGATAAATCGATCTGCAGTACTTTGATAATCTCTTCTGCTGACTGAGGTTGCTCTGTTGTAGTACCTGTTATTTTTGCTGTACCGTCTTTTACGTTTTCTTCTATCTCAATACCGTAAGCTAAGTCAGGAGCATCAGCATTAAACATCTGATTGGTAAGAACTTGTCGTTTTAACTTCTTGTATTGCACAAGCGATAGTCCTAATTTGTCAGCACAATATGCATTACTCTTCTTCCAGTTAATGCTTTGTGCTACTAATTCATTGATTGATTTAGTACCCATAAGTTACTTTTTGGTTGTTAGTTACACTTATGGAAGATAAAACTGCTAAAAATATTTTATACTTCCAAGCTTTTACTGGTTTAATGCAAAATAAAGACCCCCGCCATTTCTAGCAAGGGGTCCCGTTTGTCAGAAGAAAACCAACAAAACTTCAGACAATATCTTTAAGCACCTGGTGACGTGTCTGATATCGGAAGAGTAATACTCTTTGTAATACCAGGGCTTGTTAGCGTAAGCAAGAAGTTTTCAACACCTTCTGTAGTTACGTCATTTGCAAATGTAAATACTTTTGAAGCTGTACCATTGTTTACAGTAAAGCTTCCTGTTAATGCTGCGGATCCAACAGATAAGTCAGCTGACTGGATACCAGTAACTTCATAGTTTATTGTTGTTCCGTTTGATACGTTTGTTGTTGTTAATACAACTGTTATTGTTTGACCTTCAGCCCCTACGGATGTTTGTGTACCATAGATATATGCTTTAAGATCATATGTTGGAGTCAATGTTCCCCCACCAACTGCACAACCTAATGTTATTTGCCAGCTATCTGTTACTGTTGCATGACCAGCATGCTCAACAACAAGATAAAAGAAACGACCATCACCTGACGCTTTTGGAAAACTAATAGTCCCGGAAACGCTTGTATTAATACTACTTCCCCATGGCCCTGCATAATCAGCAACACCAACCCATCCTGAGTTAGCTACTTCAACACTCTCAGAGTTATAGACAATAAACTTATTTGGAGTATCGTTTGCGATATAGTTCAAAGAAACTGTTGATGAAGATGTATTATCAACATCAAGTAACTCTTTTGGATAAATATAAAAGCTAGGAGATAGTTTACTTCTAACAAGAATGTTTGTACACTTTGTTGAAGCTAATGCTGGTACACTCCAGATAGTTGATGAACTATAATCATTATTACCACAACTGTTTTCAATAGTACCTTCAACAGCGTTACACATTGGTATGTTTGTAAGTACTACTGGAGAGCTAGTATATGTCCCTGCAATAATATAGTTCGCATCACCAACATTTCTCCAACGTACTCTGTACCCGTTTGCAGGAGCCGGAGTAGATGGATTAAAGTTGATCGTTATAGTTCTAGTAACTGGGCAAGCCATAATTAACAAGTAGGAGTTGAAGGGCAGAATACTAAACTAGCAGTATTACTAACTGCACAGTTAAATGTAATATCTTCTGGTACGCAGTTGCTTTGACCACAATCTACTACATCGTATTTTGTATAGTCAAGATAAGCTGATGCTTGTCCAGCAGGGATTGTAATAGTTTGTGTATAAACAGGATCTACACCACCCCA